TCAGGTGGGAGTCACGTCGTAGCCCGGCTTGAGCCACGTGTGTGATCGCAGGTCACACAGTGGGTCGGCTCGGGCTGTGGCGGTGACACCCCTGGTCGTACCGCGAGCTCGTGCAGCGTGCGAGGGAGTAACTCCCTCTGTTTTTCTGCGTATGGAAAAACGCCAGTACCAAACTCTTTTACCTCTAGGAGTCGAGGTTTTCGAAGTCGCTTTTGATTTCGTGGTCGAGGTAATCGTCGCCACTAATGTCAGCAGGGAGGACGTTCCCTTTCAGGTACTTATCTATGTCAGTAAGTTGGCCGTAAGAGGGACCTACTTCCACGTCCCATAGGAAAGGGACAGGCAGCCACGGATAGAGCTCTCGGACGCGCTTGACTCCGTATTCGGTGATGAAGTCTTTCATTTGAGGGACGTACTTTTTGGGAATCTCCGCAACAAGAGAGTCGTGAACTGTGATGAGCAAGTTGCCTCCGAAGTCGTGACGTATGGGTTCGTCAACCGCGGTGATTACCCTCATGATGATCTCTGAGCTCGTACTCTGGATCAACATGTTAACAGCCTGCCGCTCAGCCTTGTTGCGCATTTTGAAGGTCATACCGCGCAGGTTGAAACGGCGCCGTCTTCCAAAGAAGGTCTCTACGCACCCGAGGTACTGGATCTTCTCTTTAGTCTTCGAGATGTACTCTGGAATAGTAGGGAACATTCGGAACAAGGATTCGATGATGGCAGCAGCTTGAGCTTCTGGGATCCCTACAATACTGGCGATCTTTTTAGGTGCGGCTCCGTAGAGGATGCCGAAGACCACCCGTTTGATGTTTCCCCGGAGTTTACCGAGCTGTTGACCGTAAGCGACGTCAGGGCCTGGGTCCTCCTCAGTCCCCGTATAGTATCCACGCTTTTGGAAATCTTCGTAGCTCCAGTCGTGTACGTCGTCGATCCCGACTAGCGCCAAGACCGAAGATTTCTCGGAAGCCCGAACACCTTCCAGGATCGTAGCGGGGTTGAGGACTCTAGAGGAGAAGAAGCTGTGAGGGTCCAGACCTTCGTTGAGAGCGCTAATCAGGTTTTCATCTCGACTATATGCGGCGTAGAGGCGCACCTCTGCGGCCTTGGCATCAGCGTTCATCATGACTTGCGTATCCGGGTCAGTTGGAATGAACGACTGTTTGAGGTTGTGGTCCCCGATCTTCTTGGGGATGTTTTGCATGTTCTCATCCACGGAACTTAGCCTTCCGGTAGCTGTTCCGTGGATGTTAAAGGTGGTGTGCATCCTCCCGTCTTCTTCACTCAGTACGAGGATGTTACGTACGAAAGTGTCTCGGGCTTTGGTGATCGCGCGGTACTTCAAGAGGGTGTCTGAGAACTGACAGTCATACTGGTTTTTGAGCACGCGCAAGAACTTGGCGTTCGTAGAGATTAATCCCGTGCCTGTACGCGGGATATCTTCATCAGGGATTTCTCCGGTATGACATACCATCCGCCCTGTTTTGGGGTGTAGGTAACCCGCTGTGAAGAGGATCCGTCGTAACTGTGCCACGCTTTTAGGGTTGAAGTCTTCGTTGACTACTCCGTTAGGGAGCATGAGTTTCAACTCTGCGTAGAGGTTACGTGCCGACCTACGCATCTTCTCGTCGAGGTCCAGGACGTATGGGCGGTCGACACGCATCCCGACCTCTTCCATCCGAGCTAACGTACGCGTGACAGGGATGAGTTGCTGAAACATGAGCGCTTTGAGAGGCTCTTTCTCCGGCGTGCCAGGAGCTGCTAGCGCTGCAAAGTACGTGTTCGTACTGATTTTTCGACGACGCGCGTTCAGGTCTTTCTGTTCAGCGAGCATCCTCTTACGCTGGACGAGAGCAAGTTGCCGAGTAACGTCAGCGTCAATCGCCCCGTACACGCTCAACTTCTTAAGAGGGACGAAGGCGTACCCGTAGTCTTCATCGAGCTTCTTAGCAGCACCCTTCAATTTTGGGGCGTTAGGGTCTCGTTCGAGTGACGCTTTGTACTCGAGGACTCTCTTCCGGTAAACTGCTTGCATCTCGTCTTCGTATCCGCCGTATTTAGGGAGGAAGCTCTGCGTCAAGGACTTCAGGTCGTAGTACCCCTTTTTGGCCTCAGCAAGAAGGTGTTCTGCTAGCATTGTGTCCCAAGCCAGCTTCTCTACGTCCCACCCTTTACGTCGTAAAACTTTGAGGTCGAACTTGGCGTTGTGAAAAACTTTAGGCTTAGGGCACGTGAGAAGCTGCTGGATATATGGAGCCACTTCCGCCAATGTCAGAGGACTCTCGTCGTGTTCGATAGGGATTGAAGCGGCTAAGCCAGGGCCCCAAGAGAACACGAAGGTTAGAATCTTGAGCTTTTCGCGGTGCGGAAACAGGGTGTTAGTTTCTGTGTCTACTGAGATGACGTGCGTATCGGGGTTTCTCCCCTCAGGAGCGTAGGCGACTACTTCTTCGACGAGTTTCTGGACCGCACGAACGGATTTGGGGAAGCGGTAGTCTTGGATGAGCATGTCCGTAGGGGTGATGATCTGTACGGATCTTCCCGCGCGTACTTCCAGTACTGCATCCAAGAACTGGTACAGTTGGCGCATCAGGATTTCGTGGTGCTCCGGATTTGCCGCAAGTTGTCGCTTAGATAATGACGGCATGATGATGACACGGCGTCCACTGAGCGTCGCTTCGACGAGCCTGCCCTGGAGTTTTTTGTACCCCGAGACCTTAATCCCTAGGGACTGGAGGACCGCGGGTCCTAGCGCAAAGATCATGATGGGGCGTTTAGGATTCGCAGCTTTTAACAACTCAGGTTTGAAAAGTTTCGAGCAGGCTTCTCGTATCTTCTTGTTAGGCTTGTCGACAGCGCAGCGGACAGCGTACGAAAAGCGTCCTCGCAATTGCCGGTAACGATTCTTAGTGGCTACCGTGTCTGTAACAGACCGTTTCACGATAGCTTCTACGTCGAATCCCCAAGGAGTGTGTTTTGTGAGGGAACTCGATACGCCGGGTACGTGAGGAGACTCGGCTACACAGAAGAAGTCGACATTTTGTTGTGTGCCGACTCCTTCCATGTAGTGTTCTTGTTGGTAAATCGGACAGTCGGGACAGGATTCGCCTTTCCAAGCGGTCTGTCCGCAGAGATTACAATCGAGCATGGGTTACCCCCAGTCGTCATACTCTTCCAGTTGCGGATTTTCTAGCGTATCGTCGTCTTTCTTCGGTGGTTTCGGTGCTGAATCGTCCGCTATACCGGGCTCGTTCAACCAGGGTTGTGCGCGGAAGGCGACGACGTCTTCCACTGCGATATTGACACCCAAGAAGGGGGCGGAACGTTGGATCATGCCTGATTTCTTTATCTCTGCAGGTGAGAGGGCCAGCGGATGACGTTCGAGAGTGTCTCGAATTCGAACTTCGCTAGCGTTTCGCATGGGATTCTGTGGAGGGATGAGAACAGGCATCGCTTGGCTGAGGAGGAGCATGATGTTCTTAGTGGCTTCGTCGTAGTAAACGCCACAGGCGTAAGAGTTGATCTCGTTACGTGTAATGCTCTGCCCCAAAAGTGTATTGACGGAAGTGTTGCGCTTCGTCTCGTAGTTGTAAAGCGCACCATAGCGAAACATGGTGTTAAGGAGGTTGGTAGACTCGTTGATGGTTGACGCACGCTGAATCGTAGTAGCGTTCTGAGAGACGAACTCACGAAAGAACGATTGCCAGTCGTGCCCCAAGTATTTCAAAAGAGACAGCGTTCCGAAGAGCGCGGACGCGTAACGCCACTCTACAGGGAAAGGAAGCAGGGCGTTGAGCTCAACAAACTGGGACTTGATTTCCTGGTAGTGTGTCAGGATTTCAGGAATGCGCGGGTAGAGCGCTACAGCAATTTGGCGAGCCATCTCGTGGATCCGTTCCTGTCCGAATTCTTTAAGGAGGATATTTTCTGGACTGTTGCGAGAACGAATCTTCTTCATTTCAACGATCAGAAGGCGGTTCAGGTCCTGGGGCAGTTCAGCGCCAGTAATGCCGCTCAAGATCATTGGCAGACGGTGATACGTAACCTTGTAACCCTTTCCGTCTTTTACGCCGGTGACGCGTTTGGCTTGGTCAGTTACCAGACCGCGGAGCATTTCCATGATAACCCGGGACGCTTCTGCCTTTGCACCTTCGAACTCGAACTCGTCGAGACACATGAGCCGGGAATCGCAGTTGGTGGCTGCCATGACGCCTGCGGCAGTATAGTTGTCCATGCCTTGAGAGCACAGCACGAGCTTCAAGTTGGGTACGAAAGGTCCCCCGAAGGTTGAGAGGAGTGTAGACTTACCGGAGTGCGTCTCCCCAGTGATGAACATGAGCATCTGGCGGTCGAAAGCGTTCATGACAGGGAAGATCAGTGTCTGCGCTGCCAAGAGTGTTTTCATGATGTCGTGAGTTGCGAACTGGAATCCGATATCGAAGAAGTGTTGTAGCTCCTTGAATAGGGCATCTACGTTGATGTTCTGGGCATCCTCGAGGACCTTTGTAGTAAGCCCTCCGGGGTACCAGGGTTCCGTGTCCTCTTGAGGGTTGATGAGGCCCAGGTCGAATAGGATACCCTCGTGTGCTGGTCCGTCGAGATGCTTGTAGATAGGTGCTCCGTTGGAGGATCTCTCGATATGTAGAACGTCTTTGCCGCAGACAATGAACTCACGCGTACCGTCGGAGCCCTTGACAGTGTGGTATCCTTGACGCAATGTTTTCGTCGCGGTGAGATCGGGTACGCCTTGTGCCATGTCCAAACACGCTTCTTTCAGGTAGTAGCGGACATTCTGATCCGCTCGTTTACGTCCTTGACCGTCAAGCTCTTCGGGGTCGTCCATGAAAGCCGGAAAGCCTACTTCGTTGCGTATAAACTGGAGGAGATTACCCGTTGTCGGTGCGAGTTCCTGAGCGATAGACTGTTCACTGTCCAGTTTGATTTTTCGGTATTCACGTGCTCGTTTAGCGTAGAGTAACAACCACCGATTACCGCTCTCCAACTTGGTGGCGAGGGTGGCGAAGTGGTCTTTCAAAGCGTCAGTGCACCGTAGGATGAACCCCGTTTCTGTGTCCTCGCTGGAGGCTATTTCACGTTTCAGGATGGGAACCGTGATCTCGTCATACGCGGAAGAGATCTCGTTAGCGTACTGCTCAATGTCGTGACGGTTTCGAAGACAGCTCCCAATCTGGGAAGCAATTTCCACCATCACGCGGTAGTCTTTATCGCTCAAGTTGTCGATGGCGCTCATAGCGCTCTCTGCGCACCATTGCCACGCAGGAACAAAGAATTTGCTCGGGTCTTTCCAAAGCGTGTCCTCAACTTTCTTGAGGCCATGCGTCAGTACAGCTTCGTCGAGGTCCCCACAGGGAATGAGCTCGTCCCAACCGGTGAAGACTTTGACACGTGTATCCCTGATGTGGGACATCCAGTGGTAGACAACGACATCACCCCCCGACGAACCTTTGTTCGGCGAGTCTCCGATCATGTAAGCGCCGGAGAATCCCGCTGCTTTGAAGATGGGTTCGATGTGAGCGGACCCGCCCTTCCCGCCAATCGAGAAGAGCGGAAAGTTGATGTTTCCGGTCTTCAAAGCTTGGGCCATGTACGACATGACGTCCATCTCACCTTCTGTGAGATACGCCCAGTCACTCATCGTCTTGGGGTCAAGGAGTGCCTGGTAAGGCCCCCACCCAAGTCCGAACATGCCGAGGAGATCTTCGTACTCATCCATCGGCATCGTGATGTCTTTAGGAGTGTTGTTGTTTGGTCCGCGTATCTTGAGGCGTGCAATTTCCGTAGGGGTTGCGTGGAGGGGCCACACGACCCCGCCTACGGTAAAAGGAACGCTGAAGGATTCGGACATGTAGTTGATGGAGTTGTCAGTAACATCTTCAGGAGGCGTAGGTCCCCTCTTAGGGTCGTTGTCCCACGCGGTTTTGAGTTTCTTGCAGTAGTCCTCCACCAAATTACCGAGCTCTATCAAGGGTGGCATGATCCCCACTGGAAGAGCATGCAGCATATCCGCAGGAACTTTCCTAGTGTTGATGAGCCAGTCGAGAGCCGGTTGTGCGAACTTGTGCGTTTTTCCAGAGGTGTCAGCTAGCGCGTCAATCAGCACTTGATTACATACGTGCATGATCGCTTGCTTGGTGTTCTGGTTGGTCTTTTGTGCCCGCAGCTCTTCAATGGCTTTACGAGGTAAAAAGTTCAGGTTGAAGCGCTCATTCAAGAACTGGACGGCGTCGGCATCTGTGCCGCCCATCAACATCGCGATGAGCTCTATCGGGTTGGAGGTGTAGAAGTCGCAACCGAAACACTTAGCGTAGCCCTTGGCCGTGAAGACGAAGAACGACGGCGAAGTGTCCGGATGCTTAGGGTGGGGGCACAGGGCCTTCAGCGTCGTGTCCCCCGCAAACTCTACGTTGGACCCGCGCTTGAAGTGGTTAAAGAACTCGTACCAGTCCCGAGGCGACACCGTTTCCCAGATCTTCCAGATCTGTTTGCGGGTAATGCCCCGTTTCTTACCCTTCGCTTTCCTTTCCGCAGGCATTGTCGGCGTCGCTCCCTTGGCCGAACTCAGGACATGTGGACTGGTGCTCACACCACGGGCACAGGGGTCCTGGTTTGGCAGTTTCGAGGTTTTCGGATGCGGCCTGTACGGAAGCGTTCAACCACTCAATCAGTTGCTCCTGATATGGCTGAATCTCCGTCAGGTTTCTGGGTTGCTTCGAAAGCTCGATCAGGTCTTCCTTCGCCCAATGGATTCCGACGCGTCCTTGGTTGATGCGTCCCAGGGTAGCCTTCACGAGTAAGAGGTAACAATCGAACTGTCGCTCGTAGTACTTCAGATTCCGCCGTTTCCCCGTTTTGTGATCGAGGACGATTACGTGTCCTTTATCTTTGGGGAAAAGTGCCAAGTCCACAACTCCTCGGAAGAAGACGTCTGAGGCGAAGAACTTGGTAGGCTTACCTTCCAAGGTGATGCCCATCTTCCGCTCAATCCAAGTGTCTTGGATGTTGTGGCGTTCTTGGTACCGGGTCAGTTTCTGGATGAAATTCTCAGCGGAGAATCGCATGTCTGCAACGCGGTCGAGCTCGTTGGTCGTTAGGTCGTAGGACTCTAACGCAGCATCCCTAGCCAGGTTCCACTCCCTACCGCTGATCATGAACTCCAGAATTTTATGTACCGCTTGTCCGACCAATGCGTCGGCGTTCGGACGCCCCTTCGCACGCTTTTCTATATAGGTGTAGTAGAAACGTAGCGGACATTGCGACGCTGACTCCGCTTTGGAGTACGACCAGGGACCGTGATCCAATACAAATTGCGACGGCTCGATTGTCATGACTAAAAAAAGTGAGGGGGCGTTGCACCCCCTCACTCCTCCCCCTAGGTTAGACGTTGTCTTCGAAGTCGTCGTATTCGCTAGCATCCTTGACGGCATCGCCACTCTGCGAAGTTGCGGCGTCTCCGCTGAGGGCCGCGGCGTCGTTATAGATGCGTCCCAGACCCGGGAGGATAAAGTCGTGTTCCGCCATTGCACACAGCGCAGCACAGAACTCCATCAACTCGGTAGGCATCGAATCCTCGGAAGGCTCTACTTTCATGACGTGCCACTTGATCGAAGCGCCGCCCTTGCCCTGCCGCTCACTCGCGGTGATCTCGTAGAAGCGCTGCCACGGCACGAGGTTCTTAGCGGCGAACTTAGAGAGTTGCCGTCCGGAAGCCTCCGACGTACGCGAAAACCGGACGATGATGATATCGTCCATAGCCTTAGGCAGCATGAACGCGACAACGTCGTCGTTACAGTTCGTCTTCTCGCCATCACGCCATGGGCGCTCAGGACAGGTTTCGCAAGTTCCGTACTTGGAACCCACTTCCCGGTCCATCGACGTACAGACGGGACCGCTGCGAGGATCTTCGGGACCTGCCCACATGGTGCGTCCCTGCCACAGTGCGAGAACTGCACCCTCGAATTTCGCTCCGACATTCTGTTTGGTGGTCAAGTAGAAGTGCCCTACGCGGCAATTGTCGGGACGGTTAGGGTCGTTACCGGACCCTTGGTAGAGCCGGAGCTCTGTGAGTTGGGGTCGCGAATCCGCGAGGTAAAGTCCGGGACGGTTCGGATCCATCTTTTTCATCAAGGTGGTGATAGCGTCCTGATACTCTTCGGGAATCGTGTTGATTATGCTCACCAACTCGTTGAGAGTGGGGCGGCGAACGCGTTCGAGCTGAGTACGGAACTTGTCATAGAACCTCGGGTTCTTGACTTGCTGTACGAGATCCAAAAGGACGGGGGATTGGATCGTCTTCTCCAGCTCTGCGCTGTCTGCTTTGACGATGTCAGTTGGCTCTTGCTTGTCGCTCATCTCTTCTTTCTCCTGTTTGGGTTCTTCTTTTTTCTTGGCTTTACTCATGAGAGGTCCTCCTTGGCGGTCTATCCACGTTATTGGATCAGTATGGACAAGTCAACTTCTATTTGGCAGTATCTGATATAGGTATTTAAGCACGGGGAGTTAAGGATGGAATCGGCAAGCGCGTTTAACGATAGAACATTTAAAGCGTACTATGAAGACTTGGGAAAGCACCCGTTACTGCGTCCCAAAGAAGAGCGCGCGCTTCTTAAACGTTACAACACGTGCCCTCATTGCGACGAGCTGATCCCTCACAAAGTTCGCAGACCTTACTGCACTGAGTGTGGCGCCGACGCTCCCGTAGAGGGTGACGAAAACGCCACGGAATACCACTTAACTCTTTGTACCGCATGCGGGGACAAATTTGAAACTTACTATGCCCCGCCTTATTGCTTGAGGTGCGGTAGAGGGCGAGATCTCGATGCTCGTGAACGTATTGTAAACGGTAATTTGCGATTCGTTGTACGCATGGCGAAGTCCATTACTAAAGACCCGTACCGAATACAACAACTCACGTCAGCGGGAAACGTCGGGCTGCTCATTGCAATCGACAAGTTCGATATCACTCAGGGGACGCGCTTCTTGACCTACGCTGCACATTGGATCCGAAAAGAGATGTTTGATGAGATCCAAAGTAGCAGTATTGTGCACGTCCCCTCCCACAAACATAAGTCGCACCGCAGAGCGCAACGTACCACGTCGTTTATGTGCCGCCATTGCGACTATCGAGTAGATGGCGATATTACCCCTAGAAGCCTACCGCCATGCCCTTCAGGTGAGGCTCACGACTTCCTGCCAGTGGTTGACCAGGAAGCTCTCAACATCATGGTCCCTCTCGAGAACGCCCAGGGTCGTCCGATACCTCTTACGAGTGACTCCGATATGGAGGAAGAAGTCATTGACGCTACTGTCGCAAAGATGATTCGCGACGTGCTTTCCAAGATCCCAATGCGTGCGCGTGACAAGTTTATCTTACTCCAGTACTACAACATCCCTGAAAAAACGCGCCGAACTTCTTCGAAGAGTCTTCACCAACTTGCAGTACTCGCCGACCTGACTCCGGAACGTGTCCGGCAGATCAAGCAGCGACTACTGCAAGAGGTGAAGTTAGAGTTCCGAAGATTGTCAGTGAATGATTTGAGCGATCTCTGCGCGGAATAACGCTATTCCTTCAGACCGGAAGCCAGCTCCAGACCGTGGAGCACACCCTTTAAGAACTGCTTGGTCTTCTCTGACGTGGCGCGCGCCATGCGCTCGGAGTGACCGTTGAGGTAGGCAAGGAGCTCCGTCTTGTTCGAGGGGCGGATGTCAGCCTTACGGTCATCATAGGTCGGAACCTTGGCTTCTGGACGTCCGGGACCCTTCTTGGGCTCTTCCGGCTTCTTCCCTGCGTCCTTCTTGCTGGAAGTGTCCTTCCCAGCGGCTTTGTCCTTGGCCTTCTGCGCCTCTTCCTTCTCCTTCTGGCGCTGCTTGTAACGGTCGAGATACGCTTTCGTCTTCTCGTCCGCTTCGGGGGCGCTGAGACCCTTGGTTACCATCTGTTCGAACAGGCGGAAGAAGAAAGTGGAATGTTCTTCCACATTGACGCGGCAGAGGATGCGCGCCTGGGACATCGAGATGACGTCCTTCGCGATAGCTTTCTGTACCGCACTGTCGAGGTCGAGGAGCGACAAGTGTTGCGAAACGAACCCCTCGGAGACGCCACCTGCCCGGGCGATCTTGCGGTTATTCATACCGCCTTCGATCAACTCAGAGAACGCGTTGGCGATCTCCATAGGGTTGTGACCTTCCCGGTTGATGTTTGCCACCAGGGACTTGGTGTAGGCTTCGGTCTCATCGCCCGCGGTGAACGTAACGAACGCATTTTTGATTTTCGCGTCTTGGAGCGCCATGTAACGCCGCCGCCCATCCACGAGGACATATTTCCCCTTCTTGGTGGGGTGAGGCTGCACGACCATGGCGACGATTTGCCCGATGGTCTTGAGCGACGTGGTCAATGACCCGAGGTTACCGGGCTTGTCCCGGTTCCACTTGTCCGGGAGCTCGATGTCAGTGAGCTTCACAACGAAGTTGTTCTCCGCTACCGGCTCTTCCTTCTTGACAGGGGCTTTCTTCTTCGGAGCTTTACGCTCAGTCTTCTCTGGTGCCTTGGCGTCAGTCACGTTTTTCTCCTTCTGGTTTTTTGACTCTTGGGTGTCGGCAGACACCGGGGTGTCTTTGTTCTCTTGTTTTTCGGTCATTGGCGGTCACTCCGTGGAGCTAGAGACTAATCGAACGCTAGCTCCTCGAGAAGGGCCTGCTTGCTGATGTTACGCAGGCTCAGTTCGTCGGGGGGTACGCCCTCCAGCACCTCACCAAGGGTGTGGAAGAGCTCTACTGATTGTGGAAAGAGGCTCTCGTCACTGTTGTACGCGACGAAGTAAAGGGCCCGAATGATCCTCAGCTTTTGGGCGACGGAGGTTCGGTCGACTCGAAGGGTCGACTTCCGCACTGCGGACAGACCAGCACGCCGGTTTCGCTTCTGTCTCGAAGTCGTTTTCCGCACTGAGGGCATTTGGACTCGATTTCGTTAGCGGTTTTTTGCTCGGGCTCCTGGTCTACTCCGTATTTCTCCATCATTCCTTACTCTTAGAAGGGCCCTTAGCCTGTCGGTAGATGTCATCTACCAGAGCCTGGACGCGCTTCAAGCAGCCGCTCTTGTTCCGCTTCTTGGTCTCATCAGGGCCGCACAGCTTGGTGAGCGCCTTGACATCGAAGCGGTACTCTCCGTTGTCGTCTTGCACACGGACGAGCGTGATGATTTCGGGGAGAGGGTCCTCGAGGTTATCGGCGAATTGCCGAAACTTCTCGATGATCTCATTGACAGAGGCTTCCTCCTCGATCTTGAGTTTCATCAACTCGGGGTCAGCGGGAACCTTAACGGACTTCCCACACCTACTGCAGACTTCGTTCAGTTCCATGGCGGTCACTCCTTCTCATACCGTTTGAGAGCTGCACACGTACGGGGGCCTGGTATGCCGTCGACAGCCAGGGCGTCCGTACTCGGATACTTCATGTTATAGACGGTCTGGAATTTGCCGACAGCTTTCTTGGTCTGGGGACCGAACTTACCATCGACTTCCACACGGAATCCGTAAAGGTTAAGAGATTCTTGGACCTCAGAGATCGACATTACGTTTTCGTTGTCGTCGTCCAGGTCATCATCGTGAGTAGGAGTCTCGTCTCCATACTCAGGGCTGTGTCCTTCCATCTCCAGTTCGGCAGCTTCAGCTTCGGTGATCGTACCGTCTTTGACTGCTAATTCAAATTTGGAGAGGAAGGAGTACTGCGAGATCGGGAATGCATCATGCGCAGCATCGTTGACGTCCTTGAAAGGCCACAGAGGTCCCATGTCCAGCTTGGTACTGCGCCATTCCTGGTGCTGACTGAAGCGTGAACGGTCCAATTTACCGGGTAAAGCTGCGAGGATAATGCGCTTGAGGAGAACATTGTACTTTATCTGGGACGCCGTAAACGGCTGGAGGATCTTAGCTCCTCGGAAATTGAAAGGGAGCCTCGTCGGAGGAAGTTCGGCTACGAGTTGTGCCGGGATTTCTTGCGTGTATCCCTTGGGCCAGTAGCAGTACTTACCCTTATGTTCCTTGATAGCGCCGCAGTTTACCATCTCGATGCTGATGGAGTCTCTGTTACGCTTCGGTTCATGCCACGCTCCGTGCATGAGCGGGATAATATAGAAAGGGTAGCCCTCGTAGCCGAGGACAAAATGCGTCGAAGCTCCGTTATACCGCATCTTCCCTTTCTTATTCGCATTCTTCTTGGAGCTGAACCAGCTGAGAGTCGACCACCGAGAGACCCCCGAGGTGTAGTGGTCGACCCACCACATATGCTCCAAGTCCTCTAGCTTATTTTTGGTCAGCTGTTTGGTAGGGTAGTGTTTAGCGAGCGCAGAACTGTGCTCCTTGATTCGCCGGTGCGAGTCAATGAAGAGCGCATCCAACCCCTCAATCGCTTCTTTCTGGTTGAGTACTTGGCGGTTAGCCTTCTCAAAGATCTCCTGTACTTTTGTCTGCGCAGCTCCTGCTTCGGCATCAACGAGTTTCCAAAACTCTTTGGGAGACAGTTCGGTGAAGTCGCGGAGTTTCAGTTCCTCAGTCATTGGGGTCCTCGACATCTTTCGTAGTAGCCGCAGAAGCGCGGAGTACAGGCCCAGGTCGTCGGGTCACAACGCGGGAAGATGCCTTTCTTGATGAGGTCCACACATTCTTCCAGGTCTTCTTCGAAGTTCTTAGCATCCCGCGGTGTCCTTAACGATCTTTCCTGAACGTAACGAGTGCCGCTCTTCTGGTCAAGCAGAAAGTCGATGCGAACACGTGGAATCCCCTTAACGTGCGCATAAAGAGTCAGCTGGGTGTCATGTCTCAACTTAGCCGCCTGCCATTTACGACCCGTGAACTTCAAGTCCGTGACGACTTCCGTGACTAGCGGACCTTCCCCTTTGGCCAGGGTATCATTTTCGCGATCCAACATCACCTCGTCAATGAGGTCGATAAAGCCGACGATGGGTACTGTCCCGACTTTAACCGCAAACGGCTCCTCCACCGCTTTGGGGCGTACCAGGGGTATCGACTGTTTATGGTAGACTCGGAAGTGGTGAAGCGTCAGTTCTTTGACCTTTCCTGGCTTCGCGTCTCCCCAGTCTTCGATGTACTCCTTCACAGAATCGAACTTGTCCGACACTATAGCCTCTGCGTGCTCTAGTGATAGGGGCCTACCGTTTTCGATAGTGGCGCGGTGTGTGGCCTCTGCTCCGGCATGGATGACCGTCCCCTGTGTCATGGCGATACCCGGCGGTTGGCGCATACCGAGTACGTAGCGGTATTCGAACTGCCGGGGGCACCTCCGATACATTGAGAACTGGGAGTGTGAGAAGTATTCCTTATTAGGGAGTCCGGAATCTCCGAATCCCGCGGGAACCTCCACGATCTTTCCATGTATATTGAGTTCGGGCATTTACAATTTCTCCTTGCCGTGTTCGGTTGGGGGCGGCACTTCAGTGCGTTCGTTGGCTCCCAGCGCTCGGGGAGAGTTTTCAGAATTCCCCGTTTGTGGAGGAGCCGCTGCCAGGCCCGCGCTCTCCCGTTTCAAGTCGTCCATGGACATGAGGGGTGAGGCGTCCGCGCTTGGCGGGGGCTCGGAGTCTTCAGAGGCATCTGGAGGTTGCGACGGTGCTTCGTCAGGTTTACCTCGTAAAACTGGTTTCTTTTTGTAGAGGTATTTTTCCGCATTTACGATAGTCACACTCAGGGGGTCCTGCTCGACCATCAAATCGTCAGGAGGGATCTTTACTCCCAGGGCTTCTCCTATCATTCTTTTAACGTCGTGTTCTCGTAGTACGATGTCCATTACGCTTCCTCCGTGTCCTCTCCTAGGTGGATTACACCTACCCGGGTGATCTTCTTTTTAACCTCGCGCCCTAAGATGCAGCCGTCCGTCCACGGATCTACTTTGTCCTTGGCACAGGTGGGGTACTGCGCGCACACCATACAGTTGATGTGTTTCGTAAGAGAAGAAGAGATATCTTGCTTCGACTTCAGTGCGGCTATTTGCTGAGCCTCTACGGTTTTCTTCCCGCACAAATGATAGATAACAGTCTTCTTCGTCTGTCCGATTCGAAAATTTCGATTACGCGATTGCAACCAGTCTTCTAGCGACCAACTTCGGGAATAGTAAACCGTGTACTTGGCAGCAGTAAGCGTAACTGCGATACCTGTTTTGATCTGACCCAAAAAGACTCGACAGTTCGCGTCGTTCTGAAAGACCTCCTCCATCTCGGACATCTTGTTGGAGTTGCTCCCATCGACGCGTACGTACCCCAACTGCTTTTTGGAGATAAGCTCTTCGAGGTCATCCAATTCCGCTTCGAAATTGGCCCATATGATGACCTTAGTCACCTTATTATCCAAGAGATCGTCGAGGAATTCGCTTATGCGCTCTAGCTTAGGATTCTTCGAGTATCGGAGTGTCTCCCTCTCAGGTGCCTCTGCTACTTGGGTGCAGCGGGGGGACCCGGGATGTATTCCGTTAACGACACACCTACGCAGGTCCGAACACTCGTCACACGGACTCTCAGTAGCCTTCGGGGAGTAGACGAAGCCGCTACATATTTGCAAAAGCTTATTAAGGCGAATGGCACCGTTCTGAAGTTCGAGGGGCTCGGCGTTCGGGCGGTCAATGAGCATGTTTTCGATGGCTCCGTTGTAGTCTCGGAGCTGTTCACGGGTGAGGTCAAAATAAAGCGTTTCAGTTGTGCGCTCAGGGAGGTCCACACACTCCTCTAGTTCACGCCTGTCGGAAATTCCCGTAACCACTTTGTTCAATGAGTCTAATTTCTTATACCCCACAACTACGTGTTTATTCCATTGGGAGTAGACTACGTACTTGTCACAGAACGCCCGATAGTCCTCTGAGAGAGCGTACGGGGCTAGGAACTTGAGCTGTGGGTAGAGATCCCGAGGATCTCCCAAGCTCAGGGTTCCGCTAAGTAAGTATCGGCGTGGAAATTTAGAAGCTAACCGCATACACACCTTCGTACGCTGGCTACGGATGTGTTTAATACGGTGAGACTCGTCTGCTACGACGGTGGTGCACGGTAGTTGAGTTATCCACTGTAGCGTGCCTTTGGCCAACTCTCGAGATTCCTGTCCGATCTCGCGAACAGAGCGCCCTCTGATCCACTCCTCTGCGAATCTGAGTTGCGTTGCAGGATCGTTGATGTTCATCAGGGCACGTTTTAACGCCTCCGTTATTGAATAGTATCCTCGGGAGTCCATGACAGCCTTGACGACTTTTGGGGATACAGAAGGGACTCCGTGTAAACGTGCCGTATCGTACGTGGTGATAAAAACGTCAGCGTCCTCAGCATCGTTGAGAAGCTGCAATTTTTTGCCCCGTGTACCAAGCATTGCTAGAGGTTTTAGGGCCCCTCCACTGTGTTTCTTGACCTCTTTAGCCCAGTTCTTGGCCGCTACTAGAGGGCATAAGACCAGGACCTTTTCCCCGAGGAGGTACGTCATGTCGATGATGGGCTTTGTCTTCCCTGTCCCCATCTCCCACTGCAGAATGTAGCGATAATTGTGAAGGAGTTTCCCTAGGCCGATGTTCTGATGTTCGTAGTTTCCAAAGGGCCCCGGGAGTTTTGTGTTACTTGCAAAGTCTACCCACTCCTCCTCTTTTTTTAGCGTTGAGAGCCACGTGTCCGCTTGTGGGCTAAAGGTTAATGACGCGTAGACTTTACCGAGGTCGTGTAGTACTCTCTCGACAAATGGAGGGAATGCCGGAAAACGCCAGTGTGTCTTGCCTCGATCCATGGAGGCACCGAATACGCGACTTCCACTTGATGTGGGGTCATTTACGGTGAGTACAGGGGTCTCGTTAATAGCCGTTAGTCCGACTTCCATAGTGTTTACTCCGGTTTTGAGCTATGATTCGATAGCTGGATCGAAGTAGGAGAGCACGTCATGACGAATGATTTCAACGTATCTGACCCCTACATGCTCAGTGGGACGCGAGATACCGCCCCCCACACCAATCCTTACCACACCTATAGCCAGGTTTACAGTCCGCGAAGGCTCAAAGAACTCTTTAAGTGGTGCGAGTACTTGTTTTTTAACTCGGCTCACATCTACTCGGCGTTGCGGAAGTTTGGTGAGTATCCCATCACAGAACTCCTTTACGACACCGAGAATGAGGCGCTCAAACTTCGACACAAAAATTTGTTAGAGAAGGTTCTTCACGTCCGGGAGATACTCATTCAGATGACCCTGGATAAGTACGTGTACGGAAATGCCTTTCTCTCCATGTACCAACCCTTCATCCGGTATCTTAAGTGTCCTAAGTGCAAGACACTCACCAACATCCAGAACTTGGACTATAAATACAGCTACTCGTCACTGCGGTTCACTTATAGGTGTCCCGCATGTGACAACGAGGTTATCGCCACCGAGAGAGAGATCGAGGACCGCAAACTCGCGGTAAGTCGGAGAATCAATTTTATTCGATGGGACCCCAAGCACATGGACGTGGACTTCAACCCCCTGACAGGGGCGTCGGTGTACTACCACACCATTCCACGTTCGATGGTGGATAGCGTACAGAAGGGCCACAAGTTCGTTATCGACAGTATGCCCGTAGGGTTCTTGAAGGCGATCCAGAAGAAGAAGCAGTTCAAGTTTGCTCCAGGATACATCTTCCACATGAAAGTGGGGGGACCTGCCGGGATCAACCCGCAATGGGGCCTTCCACCGCTGCTCTCGACACTGCAGTTGTTCCACTACGCAGCAATTTTGCGTAAAGCTAATGAGGCTATCGCTCTTGACCACCTGACACCCTTCCGGATTGTGCATCCCGCACAGTCAAGTGGGAACGCGGACCCTGTCACGACCATTAGCCTCGAAGAGTGGAAGACCAAACTGAAAGATCACTTCAAGCAGTGGCGCGTAGACCCCCTCCATATGATGTTCGCGCCTATCCCAATTGGGATGACGCAAATCGGGGGACAGGGACGCGCGCTTCTGACGTTAGGTGAGGTACAAGAAGCAGAGAAGAACATCGTTGCCGCTCTCGGGATCCCCATTGAGTTCCTGTATGGTGGCCTCACCAAGAGCGGGATGGAAGCTACGCTGCGACTTATCGAAAATCAGCTAGAGACACACGTTAATGACCTTAATGATTGTCTCCAGTGGATTGACGACAGTTGTGCGAAGTTCCTGGGGTTCGAAAAGATCCCCGTGGAACTTGCACCGTTCCGGATGATCGATGATCAGTACCAGAAGCAAATCACGATGCAGCTTTACCAGTCGGGTATCCAGATGGGTCGAAAGATCATTTCGGACAAGACCATGGCGGAGCAGAACAGTATCGATTTGGACCAGGAAGAGGACCGTATCCGACAGGAAGAGCTGGACAACGTTCGTAGGGAGACTGAACTCCAACTTGAAATCCGAAAGCTCCAGAACAATATGGCGCAACAAGCACAGATGGAGGCGCAACAAGCGCAGTCTGGTGGGATGGGTTACGACCAGCAGCAACTCATCGGTCAGGCGGATATGTTGGTGCAAGAGTGGATGAGCATGGATGACGGGGGACGTAAGAGCGCCATGGATTCTCTCATGAAAGAGGACTTTGTCTTGTACTCTGTCGCGATTCAGAGGTGGGAACAGATGACTCGCGGTAAGGGCCAGGAGGCTCAAGGGGGGATGCTGTAATGGCGCAACAACCTGGACAACCAGATTCGTTTGTAGATCTCTTGTCAAGTGCCCGAGGAGAAGTACCTCGGATGTCTGCCGAAGTGGAGCTCCCCACTCTATTCGGACCTCCCAAAGACAACATCCCTCTCGTAGCAAAAGAGATCGATAAGCTGCAACCCGCCCGTCAAGTGCGCATGGTGAGCTATTTGCGCACATTCGTGGTTTGGAGGCCCTGGAGTAAGTGTGATCGTTGCAAGGCCATGATTGCCAAGGATGAAGTGGAGCTCCCCGACGTCGGAGACTACACGTGTCCTCACGTGCAGGTAGTCGACTACAAAGAAGTCAAGGATAAGCTCCTGTCAGGTAAGGGTGTGAAGGAGTTCGAAGAGCACTTTCAACTCCATGACGGTACTCGTTGTGTAGAACTCGCGTGGCTCGAGACCGACCCTGTGTTCCTGGAAGAGGAAAAACGCAAGGCGGAAGAAGCCGCGGAAAAATCTGTCTATCCTCCCAACCCTGAAGCAGCTTTCGCCAAAAAAGAGACGCCACCCTCGGAAGAGTGACGTCTCACGTCTGTGGAGACGGTTCGGGTTGATCGTGTCGAACTACTTCTTGAGAGCCTTGAAGAACTCCCAGAGAAGTTCGATGATCACCCCGAGCTGCTCACCTGGTACATGTGGGACTTCATTGTCACCTCCTTGGAAAGAATCCTCTTGTCGTCCACATATTCTTTTACCAAAATGGGATTCGGGATTCTGAGAACGTGTTCTATACTTAGAAAACGTTGGAGGACGTATGCCTAATCTGACTCCCCTAATGGTCGGGCCTGATCAGCGCCGAGAACTCATCCGCCAGAAGGTTGTTGAGGGGCTGAAGGAGTCCTTTCCGATACTTTCTCGGAACAAGACTATCGAAGTTGATGATGTTGAGGTGGTCGGGAAAGACTACAGCCCCTCTGAACAGAAGAAAGCGATCCTCACGGGCGACTCCTTGTTCGAGTCCGTGAAGGGTACAGTGCGGATGAAGGACAAGGACGGAAAAACCATTGACGAGATGAAGAACTTCACCCTCGTCAGAGTGCCATATTTCACCCCACGGCACACATTCATCATCGGAGGCAACGAGCATTCGGTGTCGAACATGGTTCGCCGTAAGCCGGGAGTGTACTCGCGTAAACGGGCTAACGGTATTCTCGAAGCAGGATTCAACACGTTGGGCGGTGCGAACTTCCGTATCAGTATGGACCCTGCGAAGGGGCAGCCTCAACTCGAGTACAGTTCGACTAAGATCCCGCTCTATCCTATTCTCAGGAAGTCGGGCGTTTCTCACGATGAGATTTCTAAATCTTGGGGTCCGAAGCTTGCCGACGCTAACGCGAAAGTATTGGAGCCAAAGGCCGACAAGTATGTCGACAAACTGTACAAGAAAGAGGTCCCCACTTACGCGCAGAAGTCGGAACAGGATTCCGTGACTAAGATGCGTGAGGTTCTGGAGCGTTATCGAAACGCTAAAATGGACCCTAACGTTAATCGACAGACCATTGGTAAACCGCACGACCATGTGTCGCCTCAAAGCCTCTTGGATGCCTCGACTAAGGTCCTCAAGATCTTTAATAACCAGGCTGAGGTCGACGACCAAGATAACCTAGGGTTCAAGACCATCATGTCCGTGGACGACTTCTTCAAAGAAAGGATCAAGCTCCACGCCAGAGAGGTGGCGAAGAAGGCATCTATTAAGATGGAAGCGACGCCCAACTTGAAGAAGGCGATCCCTTCCGGGCCCTTTACGAAAGACCTCCTCAAGTTCCTATCGACGACTACGCTGTCTTCGATTCCGGACCAGACTAACCCAGTAGACCTCATCGACTCTGCGATGCGGGTCACTTCTTTGGGTGAGGGTGGCATTTCTACGGAGCGGGCTATTCCTATTGAGGCACGCCAGACACACGTGACCCAGATGGGGGCCCTTGACCCTATCCGTACTCCGGAGTCCATGCGCGCTGGAATCGACATTCGTGCCGCAGTGACCGCGCAGAAGGACGAGAATGGCGATATCTACGTCCCAGTTTACGACGTAAAGTCCAAGCGAGAAAAGTACGTCAAAGCGGGGGACCTTCAAGAATCAGTGTTGGCGTTTCCGAATCAGGAAATTCGGGGCACTGTGGACGCGGTAGACCGCGGTGTTGTTCGCCGTGTTCCTGCTCGGAAGGTGAACTACCAGGTCCCGCATCAATCCCGCATGTACAGTCCGACGACAAATCTCATCCCATTCTTGGAGTCCGCACAGGGTAACCGTGCGGTGATGGGATCCAAGATGCAGGTTCAAGCACTGTCGCTCGTCGACCGCGAGGAACCATTTGTACAAGTGGCTACTCCCTCAGGTAAGTCGTTTGAGAACATGATCGGTAAGATCATCAACCCTTACGCACCCGTTAGCGGAGTTGTTAAGAAGGTGGATGATGATTTCATCTACATCCGCCCTCATGAAAAAACAGCCGCTCGAGGTCCGGCTCTCGTGAAGGTTCCGTACGATAAAAATTTCCCGCTAGCGGCCAAGACTTATTTGAACCATGACCTTTCGGTTAAGCCTGGAGACGAAGTCAAAGCGGGGCAGCGATTAGGGGACTCCAACTTCACACGCAACGGCACCCTGGCGCTTGGTAAGAACATGAGCGTAGCGTTCATGCCCTACTACGGGGCAAACTCCAATGACGCAGTAGTCGTAAGTGAAGCCGCGGCGAAGAAACTTACGTCTGAGCGCATGTACAAGATTGTCATCCCTAAAGATCCCGATCTGACATTCAGCGCGAACAAGCACAAGTCCTACTACGGACACAACTACACCAAAGACCAGTACAAGCCTATAGACACAGACGGTGTAGTCGCTCCGGGGACTAAACTGCTCCCCGGGGATCCTGTAGTCGTAGGCGTACGCAAGACGGAGCTCTCCCCTGATGACCTCATTCTCGGGAAGCTTCACAAGTCATTGGCCCATCCTCACCGTGAGTTCACACAGGGATGGGACCACGATCACGAGGGTGAGGTTATTGACGTAGTGAAGACCCCGAAGCGCGTCACCCTCACCGTGAAGACTCGAGAGCCTGCGGGGATCGGGGACAAAATTGCGGGTCGCTACGGCAACAAAGGTGTCATTTCAGAGATCGTTCCTGATGGCCAAATGATTCAGGACGAGGCAGGCAAACCCGTCGATGTTCTTATGACGTCGGCAGGGGTGGTGTCGCGTATCAACCCAAGTCAGATCATCGAGACCGCTGTAGGTAAAGTGGTAGAGAAGACCGGTAAGCCTATCGTAGTGGACAACTTCACAAACGAAGACAACGTAAAGTGGGCAAAAGATTTACTACGTAAACACGGAGTCAAAGACAAGGAAACGGTCTATGACCCACGTTCGGGGAAGAAGATTCCGAAGGTCTTCGTAGGGCGCCAGTATCTCTATAAGTTATTCAAGACTACTGATAACAACTACAGCGCACGTAGCACGGGCACCTACGACATGAACTTGCAGCCTACTAAGGGCGGCGTTCAAGGTGCGAAGGCCATCGGCAAGATGGAGTTCGACGCTCTTCTCGGACACAACGCCCGCAACATCCTCCGGGAAGTTGCGACGGTGAAGAGTCAGAAGAATGACGAGTTTTGGCGCGGTGTACAGCTGGGCATGACTCCTCCAGAACCGAAATCGACTTTCGCGTATGACAAGTTCGTCGGGATGCTCACCGGAGCTGGTGTGCGTGTCCGCCGCGACGGTAGTAGGGTAGCTCTTGGACCTCTTACTGATGACGACGTCAAGGAGATGTCTTCGGGAGAGGTGAAGGACGCTAAGATCGTTCGTGCGAAAGACCTACGTCCCGAAGCGGGGGGCCTGTTCGACCCGGGAGTAACTGGCGGTCTTCGAGGGACGCGATGGTCACATATTGACTTGGCTGAGCCCATTGTAAATCCTGTATTCAAAGAGCCAGTTCGCCGCCTTCTCGGTATGACGAACGCGCAACTCTCCCAGACGCTGCAGGAGAAGGGCGGAGCGCACATCAAGCGTGAGTTGGGCAGGCTCGATCTTGACCAGAAAGAGAAAGACATACGCAAACAGATGAAGGGGCGTAAGGCTGATCAGCTTGACAACGAGGTTAAGCAGCTCAAGTACATCAACGCTCTTCGTAACGTGGGTCTCACACCTGATAAAGCGTACGTTGTTAGTAAAGTTCCGGTACTACCTCCGGTGATGCGCCCGATCATGCCCGGTAAGGGTGGAACGCAGATCATCTACGGGGATACTAACCCTCTCTACCAAGACCTCATCTACATCAACAACCAGATGAAAGAGGTTAAGAACCCCAAGACGCCCACCCCTCCCGGCGAGGAAAAGAAATTGCGCCCAGCCTTACAGCAAGCAGTAGGCGCGGTGTACGGGACTGACGAACCCGCTACGGCGAAGTCCAAAGCACGTAACCACAAGGGTTTCTTGACGTACATCTCCGGTGTTGGAGGTCCCAAGCATGGTTTCTTCCACTCGAAGCTTATGTCCCGAACTCAAGACGTGGCTGGCCGCGGGACTATCGTTCCAGATAGCACCCTTGGAGTAGACGAAGTTGGAGTTCCCAAGGACATGCTTTGGGGGATGTACGACAAGTTTCTCATTCGCCGACTTGTCCAACAGGGTTTCCCAGCTGTTCAGGCTAAGCAGATGGTAGAGAAGCGCCACCCCGCCGCGGAAGAAGCACTTCGACGAGAAGTCCAGGAGCGTCCTGTCCTCATGAATCGTGCTCCAACGTTGCATCGTTACAATGTTGTTGCCGCTAAGCCGGTACCTGTCCCTGGGCGCACCCTCCGAGTTAACCCGTTCGTGGAAGAAGGTATGAACGCCGACTACGATGGGGACACAATGATGCTCCATGTTCCTGTAGGTCCTAAAGCGGTCGAGGACGCGAAGAATATCACCCTCTCGAATCTTCTTTTTGGGGACAAGTCCAAAAGTGACCTACTGGTGTTTCCGCAGCATGAGGCGATCATGGGTATCCACCACGCGTCTCGTGTGGATGACAAGAATAAGACGCCCAAGAAGTTCAAGACTAAGGCTGACGCCATGGCTGCGTATAAGCGTGGTGAGATTGGTCTTGGGACGCGTGTGAGTATCGGTTAATGCCCTACTCCTCACCAGCTCAACGCGCCGCAGTCTGGGCTAACCGGAAGTACCAGGATGTAGAGAACCTGGACGCGGTCGTGATCGATAGTCCTTCTACTGGCATCAAGATGACCAAGAAGGATGTGCTGGATTACTATTCTACTCCCGAGGTACGTCGCCGCCTTTTCCGTGAGCTTAAGGACAAGGATCTGCTTACGGTTATGAACCGGGAGCCGAATACTCCTATTGTTCGACGTTACCGTAAGAAGGATGAACCTATCCGAATCCCTACAGGGAAGGACATCGACTGGTACACATCGAGACGTTACACGGAGTTCCACCCAACCATCGGGAAGACTACGAACCAGGTGTGGGTGGACATCGATGCGGGCAAGGACGTGGGGATCGAAGAGCTGAAGCCTGCGGTCCGCGCGGTTCAACGTGAAGTCCAGAAGATCCCCGGAGTCAATAAGACTGATGTCTCTTTCTCTGGCGGTACGGGGTTTTATGTTCGGGGTCAGCTGGATGCTGAACGCGACACCAACAAGCTCGAACGCACGGTCAAGCGCATCATGTCGAGGTTGGCTCGCCGTAAGAATCCTTACACGGTAACGCCTCCGGAAAAAGACCAAATCCGTCTGGACGTTTCCACTTTCCACGACCAGGGGTCTATCCGAGCGCCCTACTCATTGAATAGTGAGACGGGCCTGGTCTCCGTACCTGTAAGGGATAATGAGCTTAAGAGATTCGACCCGGCAACCCATGCCAACCCTCTTGAAGTCGTCACACGTCTCCGCACTAAGAAGAAACCTAAGGAGTTCGCTCCGGGGATTCCCGCGGGGAAACCCGTAGAAAAAATTCCTACATTCCGGCAACCCAAGTCTTGGATGTTAGCTGTACAGGAACACAAGGCTGAGCGTGCAGGTAAGCACTACGATCTCCGTCTCGTCGATCCCTGGACAGGGCACGCCCATTCTTGGGCTCTCCCGAAGGCGAAATTACCATCTACTCGAGAGAACGTGTTGGCGATTCAAACCCCTACCCATACAGCCGACTACGCTCTAGGGTTCGGAGCATCAGGTCCGCAACCCATCATGAAAGGCTATGGGAAGGGATCTGTTGAGATTAAGCATAAGGAACCGGTTCAGGTTACCGCCGCCTCTCCGGATAAGGTAAAATTCAAGAGACGTGTAGGTGGTACTGAGGAGGACTACGTGTTATTCCGAACCAAGGAAGATGCGTGGTTATTGAGGAATGTGACGGATATGAGAAAGACAGCCCTACAAAAAATGTCGGCTTTCTGGGAAGGGTTTGACCGTGTGCTCCAGAAGTTGGGGGCTACGCGGGAGATCCGGTCACGCTTAAAACAAAAACGTCTCAGTACAAGTGAGGCTCAACAACCTATGGAGAACGCGGATGAGGGGATGCCCGCATCGGAGTTGGCGGGTCTCCTCAACACCTTGAGAGTTCCAGAGCGACAGGGTGGTAACAAGGCGGATGACCGGGTAGAGGACCGGCTTAACCGTCCGACTTCTTGGGGTCCCAAGGAGGAGATTTCGCACGAGACGGCCACAGGACCCTCGCCTATTGGGTTGGGATTTTAGATGTCGACGCAAACACTAGGACAGCTTCTGCTAAATCAGCATATTCCCGAGCAATATCGGCTGTCAGGAGAGTCGGGGAAGGGTGAGCTCAAAAAGAAGATGAATGAGCTCGCGCATAAAGATCCCGTAGCTTACGTCAAAACGATCACTGACCTCAAGCGGGAAGGTGACGCGTTAGCTACGATGGAGGGCCTTTCTATTGGACTAGACGACATCGCTCCTGACTATAGGAATCGCAATAAAGTCCTGAAACCTTACGTCACAGCTTTTGACAAAGCTACTACGGATAAACAACGCAGCAGGATCGCAGAAGATGCCCAGGAGAAGATGGTGGGAATTTCGACCTCACACCCTGGGACGATGACTCAGCAAGTTCGGAGCGGGGCACGAGGAAAGCCTGTGCAGTTTTCGAAGATCGTGGGCTCCCCTGCTGCGGCCCGTGACCCTTACGGTTTTACTGAACCTTGGCTAATTCGAAAGTCTTACAGTGAGGGGCTCAAACCTTCGGACTATTGGGTCGCAGGTAACGAGGCCATTCTAGACACTATCAAGAGTACCGTCTCTGTTTCGGAGCCTGGCGAGTTGACCAAGATACTAATGGCCAACATGGCGGATGCTCTGGTAACGGAAGTGGACTGCGGAACGCACAACGGCATTACGATGGAGGTTACCGACCCGAACATCGTAGATCGTTATCTGGCACGGGATACTGGAAAGTTCCGCAGGAACTCTTTAGTTACTTCCGATATGCAGACGAAGCTTCGAAAGAGTGGGGCTTCCAGGGTGTTGGTGCGCTCCCCTATGACTTGTGAGGCAGATGATGGTGTCTGTCAAAAGTGCCAGGGGCTGAACGAAAAGGGAAACGTACACGAATTAGGGGTTAATGTAGGAGTACGTTCCGCTTCTGCAATGGGGGAACCGCTCAGTCAGTTCGCTTTAGATGCCAAGCACGGAGTTCGCACAGCCAAAGGTGACCGAATGCGCCTGCAGGGTGTTGCGGGATTCCGACAGATCATCGAGTCTCCCAAGCAGTTCATGAATAAAGCTACGCTAGCGGACATTGACGGTAAGGTATCAAAAATAGAGAAAGCTCCCCAGGGAGGCTCCTACGTACACATAGGTAACACACAACACTTCGTAGCTCCTAATTTGGGAGTAGTCGTGAAGAAGGGTGACGCCGTGGAAAGGGGCGACCGCCTTAGCGAAGGTATCCCTAAGCCAGATGAAATCGTGCGCCACAAGGGGCTGGCCGCAGGGAGGCTTTACCTCGTAAATACCCTGCGAGATTTGTATGAGAACCAGGGGAAGACTCTGGATCAACGACATTTTGAGTTGCTTGCAAAGAACGAACTGAACCATGTTCGCGTTCTCGATGACCCGACTAATAAGTTCATCAAGGGGGACGTGGTTTCGTATAACAAGTTGCGCTCTTCTTTGGCTTCGGGAACTAAGGAGGTCCCCGTCAACGAGACTCTCGGACAAACTTTAGGAAAGCCCTACTTTCACTTCTCTGTAGGGCAGAGAGTCACCCCCTCTGTATTACATTACCTTAAGAAGGAGGGGTTAAAGACCATTGCGATTGCCCCGCGTGCTCCAGAGGTAGAGTTCATCATGAAACCTGCTTCGCGTGCCCCGCTACTCCATCCGGATTGGCTTGCGCGCCTCGGTCATCGTAACTTGAAAAGCACACTCCAAGAAGCGGCACATTTTGGGGATATTTCGAATCTGCACGGAACACACCCTGTTCCTGCGTACGCATATGGCGTAGACTTTGGTCGAGGAGAGAAGGGGCGGTACTGATGACTCCCTACGATCTTGGTAAGTACGCCGTGTATTCCGAGATGGGCCTTACTAAAGAGGCGGCTATGCCGAGGGCTCTTTCCCGATTAGGGAAGTACCTCGCTAAGAAGCTCCCCACCCGAGAGGGTGTGAAGCGATTCATGATCGGTCGACCTCGTCGTTTCGCTCATGAGTGGCGGATGAAGCAATCGCTCAAACCGGGCAGCGTATTCCGGGAGGGATTCGAGGCACCGGGGGCGTTCAACAAAGCGTTACTGTATGGATTCCCCGCAATAGAGGCTGCCAACATCGTACGAGGAGATCCTGGTGAGCGTGCGGAACGTATCGGAGGGTTGCTAGGGGGAACTGCCCTAGGATTAGCCGCTTGGGGACCCACTGGAATGCTTGGCTCGATGGTTGCGGGAACTTTAGGGGAACGTTTGGGGCGCGGGTTAGGCCGCACAGCCAAGTACGTCACACGCGTTTCACCCCGAGCGGATGAACAGTTGCGCAATTTGCCTCTTGGATATAACAACGAATCGCCATATACTTGGCGTTGATTACTGGAGGAGACGGATGGACTCTACCGCTACCCTTTTGAAAGTTGCTTACGCTGAAGGCGTAAAGCGTGCGCTTCTGGAACATGGAGTGGACGAAGCAACGGCAGTGCAACAGAGTGCTGCGTACACAGAAGAGAAACTCGCCACGGTTGAGGACATTACCTCCCTACTCCAACAAGGGACCCAGAAGTAGGCGGCCAGTAGGCCCTAACCGACTAGGAGAGAAATATCATGGGACTGTTCAAACGCGCACACGTCAGGGGCATCAACCATGAGCTCGTGCGTCAGGGCTTGATCAGCTGGCCTACCGAGAAGATCGCGGAAGAAGCTGCTGATGCCGTGGCGGATGAGCTCCCCGAAGAGGAGATGCCGGAGATCAGCGGTGAAGAAGGTCTCTCGGCTGAGGAGGCCGCGGGTGTCATCGACAAGCTCGTTGATGTCGCCGAAGAGATTGCCGAGAAGACTAGCCACTACAAGGATGAAGAGTTTCCGAAGCTCGCCGCTTCGGTGGACTACGAGACCGCAGCTACCGTTCACGCTACTGCCCTGATGCACAAGGCAGCGGAAGAAGGTGCGGGTACGGACGTGACCGGTGATGGCCGCTTTCAAGAAGACATGATGGAAGGAGGCATGGGCCCCCTCGATGCCAAGAAGGATCCGTCGTCTGAGAAGGTCGGTCCGCAGGGTACCACCACTCTAGACACCTCCCCCGGTGAAGTCGGCGCTCAAGAGCCGCAGAACCCGCCTCCAGGTGCTAGCGCGGCTACCCCCAGCGAGGTTGCGAAGCTCTCAGCTCAGGTCGATGAGCTGCTGCGTCTCCAGAAAAAGTCGAGCACTGATCCGGGTTCGGGAGACACTGGCGCTCCTGGGCACACGGAGCCCCCGGACAACCAGGCGATGTCCGGTGTCGCCCCTGCCCAAGGCAAAACTACGCAGCCCAAGGGTCCCCTGATGGGTGAGCAGAAGCCGCAACCACGTACGGATTCTGTCCCTACTAGCGGCGAAGTCTCGAAGCTCTCGTCTCTTCTTCAAGAAGCCATCTCTAAGCTCGGAGGGGAACTGCCTCCCGAGCTGAAGGAGAAGATGGAAGAGAAGAAGGAAGAGAAGAGCGACGACGACGATGGGGAAGAGAAGAAGGATGACGAGAAGGGCGACGATGAGAAGAAGGCGGAACTCGCCAACGCTCTCCAGACCCTGACTGAGTACGTCTCTTCCGCGCAGTAACCCCTTTCCTCCTTACAATTTCAACAGTATAATTCTTCACGACGACCCTCACTAAGGGAGGAATACGTATGCCTATGTCGATGTCCCCGCAAGTTCAAAAGGGAATGCAAGGACCGCCTCCGGCTGAACAAGCCGAACAGTCGTTCAAGGAACGGTTCTCGCAAATGGCTTACAGCGTTCTCTTTGCTAAGTTCCCGGAACTTGCGCAGAGTGTTGTGACGTTCAAGATCTTGGAGGTGGATGCGGAAGCAGGAAACGGAGTGGGGGCATTTGTCGTGCTCCACAACCAGCTCCCCATCTACATTCCGGTGGTGCTTGTGGATGGACAGCTCAAACCCGTAGAGATGTTCTACTACAAGAAGCTGAATATCTTCCTCCCGCTCGACAACGCGTGGCTCGAGGAAATTACCAAGATGTCTCTTGACGAGATGGGAGGTGCCGAAAACGCGCCGCAGACAGTTCCGCGAGATGTCAGCGTGCGTAACCTCGTGCTTCCACCCTACACTACCGGGCGCTACGGTTACGCTAGTGCTGAAGACGTTCCTGCGGAGGTTGTGGACAGCGGAGTTGCGGCAATGGTGAAAGCCGCACAAGATCATACTCTTGAGATTCACCCGCAGTTTCTCAACATGTTGAGTTCCGGTAACCAGCTACTGCTGGACAGCGTAAAGGTTGCTTTTGAGAAGCACCCGCCCCTCCTCCAGAAGATCGCTAAAGTTTACGGGGTAAAGCCTCTCAAAGAAGCGATGGTCTCGGGATACACTAAGGTTGCGGAGAGCGTGAAAGTCGCAAGTGCTCCCTCGCGTGTGCGCGTGGTCACGAAAAGTGCGTCCCCCCAGGAGATCAGGGAAATTTTTGGTGACCGCGCTAAAGAGGCCTTCGCTACGATCATGAAGCAGGGCTATGACGTGGCGGATAACCGGGAAGGCAACACCCTCAACCGCGCTATCAAGGTGGAGGGTGAGCGCTTTCTTCAAGAGCCCGACGCTAATGGGGGGTGGTACCGCCTTTATTTTGTAGACGGAAATCCTGACGTCTATTTTGTAGTTCCGTGGCCTGTGAGCAGGTACGGAGATAACCGTATTCGTTCCTACTACGGACCGCAACGTCACCGTGTCCCCAAGAAGTTCTTGGCTATTAGCAAGGACATGAAAGAAGCATTCGTGTGTGAGGGTTTGATGGGGGAGCCTGTCAATTTTGACAAGGACGTTCAGGGCAGCGCTTTGTTCAAGCTTCTGGAGAAGGGGACGGGGAGCACACGCCCCAAGGCTAATTCCTACGGGTTCTTCTTGGTTCCGGATTCTAAGAACCCGCAAGCGACGGAGCCCATGCGTATCCAGTTCGCTATTAGCGATGGTGGGAAAGAGAAGTACGTTCGGGAGTACAGTGATTGTCGTTACGTTATTGATGATGACCCCTCCCGTAAGTACATGGAGGCAGCGGTGAAGGGTCAGGTGGTGTTCTTGCCGAAAAACACGACATGGGTCAATCTCATGTCGAATGCCACGGACAAGAATTCCCCCACCAATTACGATAGTGAGGCTCGTCAGCGTATGAAGCGCAATTCGGTCATGCGCGACCCTAAGCTCATTACTCGTTGGCTCGACGGAAAAATGCAGGAAGGTGGGGCGAAAGTCGCGACAGTGCGTAGCGATGGTGCGGGCTTCTGGCGTGTAGAAAATGGGGAGCGTTCCTACAATTTCGTAGACGCCTTGGAAAAGGTTGCCACGCACTACCACATCCCAGCAACAGAGGCGGCGGGGATCCTCAAAGAGGCGCAGGACCACGGTAAGGCGAATATCCGAATTGTTAAGGGCGGGGATGCGATTGGGGACTTCTTGTCCGGTCTGTACAAAGAGGCGCAGTCTCCCATGGACATGCAGCAGACTGCTCAGATGCCAGCGGGTCAGATGCCGCCGCAGGGCGCTATGGATCCGTCGATGGGGCAAATGGATCCGTCGATGGGGCAGATGCCCCCACAGCAACCGTCACTGAGCCCCACAGACTTGGCGATCACTGAAGCAGTGCAGCAACTCCAACAACAGAGTGAGATGGAGATGCAGCAGATGCAGTCGCAGGCTGAACAAACACAGCAAGCGATGCAGCAACAGGCACAGCAGACGCAGCAGCTCGTTGGGTTGCTCCAAGGTATCCAACAGCGCTCCTCGGAGATCGGACAATCAGCGGGAGGGATGGTCCCTCCTGAGGCTACTGGGGCACCCGCGGCAGCGGCAGAGATGCTTGCTCCTCAGCCGCCCATGGAAGAGCCACCTCCCCCCATGCCAGTCATGGACCAGGGTGAAAATTTGACCCCTGACATAGTAGCTGATCAGATCAATCCGGAGCTCATCGACCAAGCAGAGGGCTTGCAAGATGAGGGCGTTTTCGATACCGCCGCAATTTCTATGATGGCAGCAGCCCCCGTTCTCCAAGACGTAGTTTCGACATACGTCCCAAACATGGAGAAATGCCTCGATAATGTGGGCCGGGTACTGCTGACTCTGTGGATGACCGAAGGAGACACGAAGAAATCAATAGGCGACGAAGCCTTTGTTGTCTTGGAAGACAAACTCCGGACAGTTTTCAAGTCTCTTGGGGATGTGGTCATTAACTTGAGCCAAAATGCAGTGAGCACACTTCCTGACGCACAAGCACAGCAAGGGCCTGCCGCGGAGATTTAATGCCTGCACGGGACATCAACCCGGAGCGGCGATGGCACGCTCTGCTTAAGGCAGTAGACAAGGGGAAACCTCCTAAAAAGGGGTCGTATCTCTTAGATGTCTACAATGTGGTAGTCGGAAAAGCCCAAGACACAGATATCGAATACGCTTTGGACATTGTGCGCGTACGTGAACACCGGGAAGTTATCCAAGCATTCCTCTACTGTGAATCCACCCTTGAGCGTATCAGCGAAGTTCTAGAGATTGATCTGCGGGTTCTGGAACACGTTGAGAAGTTGGTGATGGATTCGTCGCAGTTCAGAAACAAGCTGGAGCGCCTTACCTACGTACGCAAGCTGCTGCATAACGACAAGGCTTTGTCTGACCACGGGCGCGAGTGCGTTCAAATGGGGCTTACCCACGGGCCGGAAATTTTGTCACACCATTTCCGGATGGGGAATGAAGACATTAAGATCGATCCCAAAAAAATGATAGAGCACTTCATAGTAACTGCGTATTATTTAAGTGCGAACGCGAGAGGTAACTCTATTACTGCGGATGTAACAAAACAGTCGCGTTTATGGATGCAAGACAGCATCAAGTATCTGGAAGCGCGTAAGGATGCTGAGGGTGGTATCGACGCGGATAGCGAAGCCATGATGGCTATCGAAGAACGTCAAGCAACCATCAGCGCCGAAGACCTGGGCATAGATCCCAGTGACATCTACCACTGAGGCGAGGGCGATATGTTAGTCAAGACCGATTTCGAAAAAGCCGCTGAGAAGATTGCGTCCCAGTTTATTTCTCCGGACTGCGACCAGACTATCAATCAACTCTCGCAGAAGGTCGCGGCTGATAACAACCTCAACCCGGAGCAGATTCGCACACTGGTGAGGGTCGCGAACGTGCAAGTTTTCGGAAAGGTCTTTCAGCAGAAGGAAGGCTCGGATCGGAATATCACCTTCGATCCAGGCGACGCCGAGGTTGTTATCGAAGCGCTGTACGACGACGCTAAGTCTCTGAAAGTGGGTTCGGAGAAGACCGCAGGGTACAGCCGCACTTCCGATTACTACAGTGATCTGTACACCATCGAACAGGTGAAAGTCGCATCAGCAGAACCTCAGCCGGAAAAGCCTCGCTATTCCAAACCCGAGTTAGCGATGCAGCTCAAGAGAGCTTCTGACCGTTTCCGAATGGAAGGACGCCAGGCTAGCCAGCGTTGGAAGATGGCTATGGAGACGGCGGTTTCCTGCTATCGAAAAGCGCACGGTTTGAAGATAGCAGAAGCGTTTCCTTCTTTCGAGAAGGATGCACTGTCCGCAAATACGGATGTGGCCCCTGAAGTGCAGGCTTTGCGGGCTATGGTGACAGGTGACAAGGTCGCGGCGTACCCGGATACTCAACTGTCCGAAATCCAAGACCGACATGTGGCAGTGATGGACCAAGACACCCAAGAGATTTTCAAATACGTCAAGACTGCTGCCGCTGCACGGCTGGTGTACGAGGAGTGTGACCTCTGCGAAAAGAAAATCGCGGAAAGTTTGGGAGATCTTTGATGCCGAAAGCATTACCAGGTAAAACTGCACCAGGCGCTTTTAAAAAAGTGCTGCAGTGGATCAAGGACAACCCCAAGAAATCTACCGGCATTGCCGCGGGTACCGCGGGAGTGTTGGGTACCGCCGCAGCTGTCCCTCGAGCAGGTAGAGAAGGCCGTAAGCTGGAGGCAGAGATCATGCAGAACTACACGGGGGCCCCCGGGGGGAAGTTTGTCTACGCTGAGCTCGAAGCGTTCAGCACCCGCAAACGCTATCTTGGAGAAAAGATAGCCCTCAACAAAACAGCGTCTGAGGGTTTGCCCGGTTATGCGGATCTAGTGGGAGGTGCCGAGACAGGATTTGCGTCCGCCCTTGGAAAGGGCGTCGCACAATCCGGCTTGGAAGCGCTTGGGAAGCTCATTCGGGGAACTGCACGAAGCGTTAAAGAGCGCATGGTCCTGGACAAAAAACGAGAAGGGATCGTTGATCACATCATGAGTTACGACCCTATCGTATCCGTTCAAGAGCGCGTCAATCCCGGATCCACTATCCAGGCGTACTCTACGATGGTGAAGTTTGCTCCAACGCTCAGCACTGATCCCAACGTTGTCACGTCGTTTCTCCGTGAGGCGTCCCAGTCGGAAGGTGGCATCAACCCTCTGACTGTTCAACAGTTGGCAAAAACGGAAGAATCGATTAACAAGGCTCTAGGGAGGATGCAATGACCGAATTCGAAATCCTGGATCAACTGCTTCCGGAAAACCTGAAAGTGGCGATGGCTACCGGGAACGCGGATGCGATCACTACAGCTCAGACTGGGATGTCACGGTTCGAGTTCGGCGATATCGCTCTTTCTGTGGGCGAGAAGATCGCATCTCGCCACTTGAGTAACCGGAAAGTTGCGCGCGGACTCTTGGCGCTGGCTAACCTGAAAGGTTAAGAGTCATGCGGAAGTTTGCGGAAGAGGTTTCTCGCATCGCACACAGCATCGGTAAGATGGATGTCCTCGCAGTGAAAGTCGCGTCCGAAGTCGCAAGTGCGCAGACCCAAGCAACTTGCGCCAAGGTAGCGAGCGGGCTTTACGACGTAATCCTAGAGAAAGCCGCCTCCGACAGTGAGGGGGATGTCTGCGAGCTAGTCGTGAAAATGGCTGCATCTTTGGAAATGCCTGAGATCCCCAATGAGATGAAAGCTAAGATCGCAGCAGCGGTAGCTGTGGACGCGTCTTTGGACCGTGCACTGAAGACCGAGAAGACAGCAGCTGTGCGTCTCTTCGGTCGTGAGTATATCTCAGAGTTGTTGAGGGAAGTGCTGTAGTGCTTTCAAAAGTCTTACACCTGGATCCGTATTTCCCCACCGGGGAGCTCACTGTTCAACCTGTTAAGCTCTGGGCCAACGGGCGCGTCTGTCAGGAAGAGGTGACAAAGTACGCCAGCGTAGGGTCCGACTACTTCCGTACGATTGAGCCGATCCCAGGACACTCTATCGTATACGTCTTGGCAGTCAGTGCTTGGGAGACGTACGGAGAGAACCGGAACGGAGACGGCTTCCCTGAGCATCCTTTCAAAGAGGACATGTCTCCTCCATGGATTGCTCCCGACGATACCCTTCCGCTCCACTACAAGACTTTCGAGCAGTTCGGTTACAACTACCGACACCACGTAAACAAAGATCCGAAGAAGGCCGTCGGAAAGGTCATGAAGGCGTTCTGGAATCCGGCGATGCACCGTGTAGAGCTCCTGATTGACTTGGACAACGCCAAGGCTCCTGACCTGGCCCAGCGCATAGAAGCCGGGGAATTCCCTCCTGTGAGCATGGGGACCAGGGTGAAGTACGATGTGTGCAACATCTGCGGGAACCGTGCGCCTACTCGTGCGCAGTACTGCGACCACCTGAAGTTTCAGATGAAGCAGACGTTGCCGGATGGGCGCACCGTCTGCGCTCTGAACCCTAAGCCCAAGTTCTTTGATATCTCGTGGGTGTTCAAACCCGCCGACCCGACCGCCTACATGATGAAGAAGGTCGCGGAAGCTCCCTACGAAATTTCAGGCGCAAACGCCGGGGAGTACCTGGATAAGATGGCGGAGCGGAAGCTTGCAGCGCGTAAGCTAGCGGTCATCGACAAGATTGTGCAAGGGTATCCTGTCGATGCTAAGACTGAGGGTTTTGATGTCGCGGATGTGCACAACTTGAAGGCCATGCGCGAGACCATCCTCTCCTCAGCCCAGTGTGCTCCTGAACTCCCAGACGACACACTGCGGAATCTCTCAGCTCACCCAATTAACAAGGTGCTTTCCACATTGATGGCGGGTGGGATGTCGCTTTCGACGCCGGAAATTACCAAGATCGTGGTCTACAAGTCCTTCCCCAAGGCGCAGCTGGGCGACGACGTACTAGACAAGTGCGTAGCTATCCAGCGTCCCATTATGGATTTCTTGGGGGACTGCCCGCAGGTTCTGGACCAGATGGTAAAGTCTGGAATGTTAGACCTGGGGGTCGAACATGTAGATCCGAAGATCGCCGAAGAAGTGGACGCTTACTTCGAGAAACGCTCGGGTATTCCCCAGTACCTGAAACGACAACTCACCCCGACCTCTTTGAGAGACACTCCCGACCCTCGTACGTCTCCCCTCACGGTCACGGACCCCGCGACAGGGACGGTGTACGGGACTACGAGAGGCGCAGCTATCTCCGCGCATGATGAGATCGCCAAGAAGAACTTGCTGAAAGCCCTTGGAGGAGCAGCGCTTCTCGGGGGGTCGTATAAGCTTCTGGGGAGCGGTCTTGAACGTTTAGGGCACGGGAAGCTTAAACCCCTGCTGGCTCTTTCGTTAGGGACACTCGGAGTGACGCAGTTCCCGAAGATGGGTCCGCACTACATGACTGATCAGGGGGTGCCTATCCCCACGCTCACCGAGATGGTTCCGAAGCAGGCGTCCGTGGGTAACGTTACCAAGTCTCTTGCGTTGCCTGCGTTAGGTACGCTGGCAGCTATGTCCGCGCTGGGATTGGATTACCAATCACGCCTCCGGCGTGGTGAGCCCGTTGGCCACCCGGCACTTCCGTTGTCTCGTAGACTACTGGACCGAGTGGAGGGCTTCGCACATGAGCATCCGATCATCACCGCTGTAGGTGGCACGATGGCTCTCAAAGGGCTGGGACGTCTTCCTGTTGTACAGAAGGGCGTAGGGCATGCCTCTCGTGCCGGAAAATTCGTAAAAGATAAGGCAAGAGCCGCATCCGAAAAGGTCAAGGACGCGATGCGGGACTTGGCTGCCGAGCAAGTAAAGATGTCTGAGCTACTGGAACCTGACATGCCGACACCATCCGGTACTGTCGAGCTTCCTGATGTGGACTTGGATAAGGTAGCAACGAAAATCGGAGTGTTGATCTGGGAGGGGTGAAAACCTCTCTTGTAAAACTTCGTTGTGCATCCTATCATTGGGTGCGTAACTTGAAGCGAGGTAAAAAATGGAGTTGCAACAGCTGATCGAGCAATTCAATCCTGAGGGTTCTGGCAGCGAGAAAACCGCCAGCGAAGGCGACGCTGCTGCGCCCGTTAACACGGACGAGCTGAAGGGGGCTTTGGGTGATCTGCTCGAGGAAGGTCAGCAAAAAGAAGCTGCCGTTGCCGAGGGCAACCCCATCGACGGTCTCGTGAAGATGGCCGAAGAGCTCACCGAGCTGGACAAGGAAGCGGAAGAGTCGCACGTGCGCAACCTCGCGATTGCGTTTGCGGACTCCGCTCATCGCCGGTGGAACGAGCTCAACGAGAAGGTCGGGTCGGTTATCGATACGAGCCCTCTCGCTGACGCGGTGAAGCTAGCTGCCCAGCAGGGACACGCAGATGCCACCGAGGCTCTTCAAGGTCAGCAGAAAGAAGCTTCGCAGGAAGAGCAGTTCCAGCAGATCGTGAAGCTGGCAGAGGCCGGTGACGCGGAAGCTCAAGAGTTCCTGCAGAAGCTGGCTGCTGAAGAGTACGAAGCTGGGCAGCAGGCTGCTCTGGAAGAGGTCCACAAGACCGCGTCGGTCGAGTTCCTCAAAGGCGCTGGCGAAGTTCAGGCTCTCCTGACGCTCGCTCAAGCTCAAGAGTAAGATGTACGGACACGACACCATCCGCACCTACGCTGAGCTTTATAAGATGGCCTACGAGGTCATGGTGAAGCGTTATGGTGTTGAAGGAGCGACGGCATGAAGCGTCTGCCCAACGTCCGTGAAGTCATGTCGGCTGTGAAGTCGGCTGTGGAACCTTCGCGACTGGAGAAGCAAGCGGCGGCACTCCCCGAAGCTTCGATGTCCGCGGAGGTAGCGAAGGACCTCATTAAGGTAGCTCGTGAAATTAGGGATGGGAGTTTTGCTCCCGTGACCTATAATGAGGTCATGAATTTTGGGTCGCAAGTGAAAGAGGCGGTTTCGAAATGACCACTGCTGAGCAACTACGGAAGCTCGCCAGCGATCTTCGCAAGGCCTCGGAGCAGGTGCAGCAGGAACGTACGCAGAAGTGTGCGCAGGTGCTGGTTGCGGTCCAAGGACTGAACGCGCTTCGTCGGCGACTTGTAGGAGAGGATAAGCGATGAAAATCGACGCCGAAATGCTGCCGAAGATCGCTACGGTCCTCGAGAAGCTAGCGGACTATGTTGAGCAGATCGAGTCCGGTAAGCAGAACGAGGAACAGACGAAGCGAGCGACGGCTGCCAAGAACCTCGCGGAAAAGATCGGCATGATCACCGGTGAGAACCCGGATGAGAAAGTTGTCGAGAAGCTCGCGGGACTCGACCCCGAAGTGGCTGAGATGATCGGAAAGTTCGCCGGTGAGTCTACCGGCGTGGATTCCATGGGCGGTCCAGAAGAACGAGACACGGAAAAGACGGCGTCCGCAGGAGAGTCCGCTGACGCGCGTTTCATCAGTTGGGTCACTGGACCTTAAACGGAGGATGCGATGAGCAATCTGAACTCTCTTTTCGACATTGTGACCCGGGACCCGCACCCCAACGCGCTTGCGAGTCTTATGGTCATCCTGGACGTCTCTGGTGCCCCGGGTCCGGGGACCGGTGGCACGCCGACTCCAGGTACGATTCGCCCCGGCACCATCGTCATGATGGACGCCGCCGGTGAAGCCGTCCTGGGAGACCGCGCAACTTGGACGGCCAACGACCCGTTCATGTTCGCTGTTGCGGTCGACGGTGACATGGATTACGACGGTGCGTTCCTGCACCGTATTACCTGCCTCGAAGGCGGTCTTGAGATGAAGACCGAACAGTACGTGGCAGGCGTGTACAATCCCGGCGAGCCCCTCACGGTGGGGACGGTGGGTGACGCGGGTTTGATCGAGAGGATGACGGTCGGCGCTGGCGCCGGTGAGCCGCTCATCGGTTTCGTGGGCCCCAACGGTGTGAACTCTGACGGCACGCTCGACGTGATCATGCCGCAGAGCAACGGTCGCTAATAGGAGGGCGCGTCATGGATTACAACGTTGAAACTCCGGAAGTGACCGCTCAGCTCGTGAACTCCAGCTTTGTGCGGAAGATCGAGGACGGGCGCGTCAAGGAAGCCGCAGAGGAAAGCACCGCGTTCATCCGCGAGAAGCTGCGCCAAGAAGCGGCAGTGCGTGAGATCCTCGCCCCGGAAGGTATTTCTGAAGAAGAGATCGACCGGGACGAAGATACGGATCAGCCGAAGAAGATCATCGATAAGGAGCCTGACTCCTACGCTACCTTCGTCCAGTTCCAGGGCGTTGGTCCGCGCACCTGGTTCAAGGGTCCGCGGTATGCGATCTACTTCGGGAAGATCGAGTCTCAGCGCTTCACGAAGAACAAGTGGGAGCTGATGACCTACACCAGCGACATCCGCAAGATCCTGTCGGACAACTCGGTCAAGGACATGGCCGATGAGGAAGACAGCAAGTGGAACGAGCTGGTTACGGACATCATCAACGCCAACCCGGTCGAGCAGCGTACCGGTGGTGGTTTCCAGAGCTCCACGTTCAAGCGTGCGATGCAGAAGATGATTGGTCGTCGGCGTCCCATCGGCAAGATGCTGATGACGAAGTACCGCTACTTCGACGCGCTGGACCTGCCCGCCGTGACGGTCGGTGATGACATCGCCACCCGCCACTTCGATCAGGGCATCGAGGCTACCGAGCGGCTGTGGGGCATCCCGGTCGTCACCACGATCAAGGGTGACATCTACGACCAGGACAAGGCGTGGATCTTCTCGCCACAGAAGCCCAACAACTTCCTCGGGAACTTCTATCTCCTGCAGGACGCCACCCTGTTCATCAAGCAGGAAGCCGACGTCATCATGTTCTGGAGCTACGAGGCTCTGGGCATCGGAGTGGGTAACCGGCTGTCGATGCAAGAGATCCAGTTCTAATCGAACTGGTCTTGTGACGGAGTAGCCAGTGGCTTTCCTACCCTTCCTACTGGAGGAGTCAAAAATGAAGTACGCGAAGTTGACGAATACGACCCAAGCACGTAGGGCCTATTCGGGCCTTCGTGATGGGACGGGGAGGCCATTGGTGCTGGATGCTGGGCAGACCAAGCCTGTGCACCCGTCCCTTGCACGCCATCCTCGGATCATGGAAGGCGTCCAGAACGGCGAACTCGAGATGACGACGCCGACTGTCAAGGAGAAGGCCCCCGTTCCCGCGCCTGCTCCTGCGCCTCCGGCTGAGCCTCCCAAGGAGCCGATTGCTCCTCCGGTGGAGCCGCCCCCAGAGGAACCTCCCGCGGATGACTCCCAGGACTCGGATTCCGAACTGCGCGAGCTCTTCCTCGATGCTCCAGGTATCACTGAGAAGAACGTCGACTCGGTGCTGGACTCCTTCACGACTATCCAGGAGCTCGCCGACGCCGACGAAGATGCTCTTGTCGAAGCAGGCGTGAGCAAGTCCTTCGCCGGTCGGGTCCTCGAGTGGGCTATCGAGAACCTCTAAACCTCCCCTCTTCCTTCCACATCGTTGTTGTGATTCGACGTTCCACGTCGTATTCTTTTGGGTATGACTACGAAGGTGGATCATGACTATCCTACGCCCGGTAACCTCTCCGTGACCGACGAGGATACAGGCCTACCTATAAAGAACGTCCGTATCAGAGTTTACGCTGCCGCTTCCTATCCTCCTGCTGGTGACGAATACTCTTGGACTGGCGCGACCGTTACGGACAGTGAAGGTAAGTGGCTCGACCCTCTCTACCTACCAGACGGTACTGACTGGGTAGTCAGCTTCAACAGGAACCTCACGTACGCTGAAAAAACCGTGGAGATCAGTACATGACGGTCTCTGTAAACCACGATTACCCGCATGTCGGGGATATGGCGGTAGTGTCTCCTTCAGGAGTAGCTGTCGAAGGAGTGGAGATTCGGATTTTTGAACTCGAGAAGTTCTTGGCGGGGGACACCAGTACGTGGGTTGCGCACACGACTACGGATGCCAACGGAGAATGGGTGGATACCTTCGATCTCGATGATGGGCGAAGCTGGGCTGTACATTTTCAGAAGTTAAATGAATTTGGCCCCGAGCATCGGGAGATCACGACGTGAGACTTGAGGTACTGTCATGGGCGACTCGATGGATTCCCGACCTCCGGCCACCCCCCGGAGTTCGTTTTCGACAAGTAACGGCAATGGACTCAAATGGATCGAGCGGGAACTCAGCCGACTCGAGCACGGCAAAGTCGACAAGGCGCACTACAAACCCGCGCTCGAAAGCGTTAAAGAGAAATTTAAAGACCTCCAAACCCAGCTCGATAAGCTGCGTTCCGAGTTTATCGAGGACATCACAGATGTGCGCCGTGATCTTGGAAAAGACATCACGGGCGTGCAGGACGTAGCATCAAGTGCTAAAGATGCTGCAGGGCACCACGTGTGCACGTCTGAGGAAAGGATCGATCTCGTGGAGAAAACGGTAAACTTCTGGGGCACATGGTTTCTTCGCGGGCTAGTCGGTATGATCCTCCTCCTCATTACTGCGGGTGGGGGATGGGTGTACTCCCATGTACGTTTAGAAGAGACTGCGAAACAGTCCAGTAAGGCTGTAGAAGAGCTCAAGGTCGCAGTGGGCCAAGTGCGAGAAGAACAGCAGTCACAACGCCAGACGCTAAACCGCATCGAGACCGAAACCACCTCCGTAGATACCGCTACCGTCGAGGACGCCCTACGGGAAGTCCTAGAAGACGTATTGGACAAGAAAAACAAGTAGATCTGCGCTATACTTAGTGCAGCTTTTGGTTAGGAGGCTACGTCATGGCAGGCATTCCGACCCGGACTGTGGAGTCGAAGACGATTATCGGAAACGAACTGGTTGCGGTGCGTCAACGTGTGAAGTTGGCAGCCCAATTCAATGGTGTTGCGCCGGTGATTACTGGCCCCCCGCAGATTGATCCCCTGGACGGTGCCTACTACGCTGACGGCGTTTACATGTACTCCGACATCCAACCTGAATGTCTTATCGGAGACCCTGCTGACGTTAACGCGCAGGTGGTCCTGAAAGCGTTGAATACTACCGTAGACGGCCTCGGAACTAAGGTAGTGATGTCTGAAGGTGCTGCGCTAACCGTGCGTGTAGGTGCCCCCTGGACGATTTTCATCGAGTACGTCCCGGGCACCACGACTTACGCGCTCCTTCAAGCCGCGCTTGCCGCTGACGCAAACGTCGCTGCTGCTTTCTCCGTGACGCTGCCCGGTACTGGGGCTCCTTTCGTTGCTGCAGGAACCCCTAAGTTCGTACAGCCGACGGTTGCTCAAGCCGTACAAGATGACGGGGGCGTCTTTGCGTTTACTCCTGGGCCTCGAAACGTAACTCTCAAGTCTGTGAGCCTCGTTTGCGGGGCCGGGTCTACCGTTGATGTGTACCTGCAAGACAAGGGTGGTGCGAACCCCCGGAAGATCCTAGCCGCAGTGAGTGGTGCCGCTGATGAACATGCCGTGGATGTTCCTTTCTTGGCGACGGAAGAAGTTATGGTCCAGGAAACGGCTTCGGGAGTTCCTGTGGGTTCCGATAAATATGTGACGCTTTACCTCGTAAAAGAACAGGTGCTCTAGTGGTTGTTGCGCTTAACTCCAACGCTGCCCCTCTCACAATGGATATTATCCGGATGTTCTTGAGGGACCAGCCTGAGAAGAACCCTCTTCTCGAGGACGTTGAGTGGGACGACACCGAGATCAACAACGCCATTGACTTGGCTGTCTCTAAGTACAATGTGATGACACCTATCACGAATATCTACGCTGAGCAGATGAATGCGTGGATGCTCCTGACCGGTGTGTGTTGTATCCTGTTCCGCTCTGAAGGTGCGCGACAACTGCGCAATCAGGTCCAAGCTCAAGACGGTGGGATAGCCCCAGTCGGGCTTGATGAGAAAGAATCTCTCTACATGCGTTGGGCGGATTGGTTCTGCGCAGAGTTCGAGAAAATTGCCCGCGCTGTTAAGACGCAAGCCAACATGGAAGGTGGGTGGGGCGGCTTGACGAGTGGGGGCGGCGGCGCGTACGGTGGTATCTCTTCTGGATACAAGTGGGTAGGCCGCTGGTATCGGAAGATCTAGGAGGAAGAACATGAGCCCAGCTCTGCGTGAAAAAATTGCCGAGTTCTTGGACCAGCAAAAAGTCTTCGAAAAGTCTGCTGCCGGGCCTGTTCCGCCTATGGGAGAGGTGTTCCGGGGCGGCGGTACGAAGCTCAAGAATCTCCTCATGGCTCACCGCGGAAAGCTTGGCGTCGGTCTTGGGGCAGCAGGTGTGGGCGGTATCGCCACGGCTATGGGTAAGGGGGAGCAGAAGGCTCAGCAGGAAGCTGAAGAGCTGAATCAGCTTCTTGAAGCGTATCCGGAGCTGCTTTACCAGACCCCACAGGCGCCATACCAGCCTGAACCGGACCCTCGTTTGATGGGGTATCCGCAGTACTAGGATATGGGAACGCCCTACTCGCAGACCTATGGTAAGCAAAAGACCTCTCCGCTACCGTCAGAGTTCAGCGTAGAGGTGACCCGGACCGTTGCGTCTTTCCCTCGCCGAGTATTCATCCAGTGGACTCTCAGAAAGCCTCCCGCCGGTGAGGGTTTCTTTTTTGATGTTTACCGGGCAGGATCTTCAGAAGGCCCCTGGGAAGAGTTAACTACTGACCTCCAAGACACCTTCTTTTACGTAGATGAAAACTTCAATCAGCCCACTGTGGTGGGTGGTGAACGCCGGGATCTCAATCTGTTCTCTCTCACCCGCGTCATCTATTACAAAGTGGTGTGTCGGTTTGGCGCGCAAACTGTGGAAACGGTAGCGCAATTAGAGCCGGGTCTGGACCGAAGGCGCAAGGGTATTCAGCGAAAACTCATTCGCGATGCTGCGAAGGCTTTGAAGTTAGTTGTAGGGACCGAAGTCGCAGTGCTCAAACAGCGTCGATGGGGTGTAAAGTGTAACCGTTGTGTTTCGAAAGGAACCACGCAGGTAGTTCGTGCTCACTGTAAGTACTGTTGGGGTACCGGATTCTTGGGAGGGTATTGGGACCCTGTTTACGGATACGCACAACGTCAACGTTCTCCAGTACAGACGCAGATAGCGCCTGAAGGGAACGTAGATGTGAACAAGGTTTCGGTCATTATGCTCAACATTCCGCGTGTGGAGAAAGACGATATTCTCGTCTTTTTGCGTGACGACACGCGTTACATTGTTGAGATGTCAAACCCAACACAACTACAGTCGGTGGACGTGCATCAGGAACTTCAGGTTTCCGAACTCTCCAGATCTTCGAGAGAGTACGGACCTGAAGTTGATCCTTGGCACGACCCCCTCTGGTTCTGAGGATGTAATGGGTGGAGTGGTAGTAACGCAGCCTCCTAACCAGCCTCGTTTGGAGGGGGAGCACCAAGATATCATGCCGGGGACGCCCCTCGCCGTGATCGGGTGCTGGATAGCAGCGCTTCGATACCGCTTCAATGACAACCCTGGAGAGCCACTTCCTTGGGTGTGGGACCCTGATTTAAAACCCGATGACGACGAGGACGGGCAGCCACGTAGTGAAGACGGGGTCCCTAGAAAGCTGCTCATTGAGGCGGCATTTAACGTTGAGAAGCAGGTACGAAATTACCGTCCCGCAATCTACGTAGACCGCGGCGCGTTGACGCCTATGAAACACCACGTGGACAACTTCGTTGGGAAGTACATCCCTTCCGGACTCAAGGCCCATCACGCCATGGCGAACATGCCCATGTCGTTTCTGGTGGAGTCGGAGTCAGCAGGGGAGTGCAGTGTTCTAGCAGACACGGCTTGGTTCTTTGTGCTCGCAACTCGAGATCTCTTTCGGAAAGACTTCGGGTTCCACGAAATCTCAAACCCCGTCCTGGGTCCTACGCAGCCCCAGACGATGCAAGACAAGACCATCTGGCAAACGACTATTGAGTTCAACGTGCAGTTTGATTTGCGTTGGACCACGCGTCCCATCGCTCCGTTCTTGCGAGAAATCGCGCTGCAGATTCAAGATGCGCAGAATGCTCAATTGGTCTACCACGAAATTGCACTACGCGATCACAGTGGTTGACCGTATAATTGGACGAGCACATAGACGCGTACAGACGTGGAGGAGACCCCATGGCTATGCAACGACCTAACGTGATTGTTTTTCAGGAGTACGAAAGCATCACGGTAGCCCCTGACATTCCGGACCTGAACGTCATCGTAGTGGGCTACGCGTATCAGATTCTGGACTACCTGGATGACAAGTCCGATTGCCAAGCGAGTTCCGACTACGGCGTTGAAGATGGCGCCATTCCTGTGCCGGGAAGTGATAACTACACGGCACCCACGGCTGTGACGTTGTCGGATCCGCCGAATGTTGAGTCGGGGGCGATCCTGGATGCCGACAGTGTCCGGATTTTCTTTGACGAGGCCAGGGCGGTCGTAGCGGAGCATGATGGTTCGGCTCCGGCGTATGGTCGCTACTACCAGAACGACAATTTGTTCGAGGCCAACACCGGTCCTGGTGGTGGAGGTCAGCACCTCGGTCAGGCGAATGTGGCTCCCGGGGATCTGCTCTTTACTCAGTACAACGCCGGTGTTTCGGCGGATTACAAGAAGACGGTCCGCGAGTTGTGCTACACGTTCTATGACAACTCAGGTGCCGCCCTGAACTTCCAAACCAATGGGGTTGCCCCTGGAGACACTCTGACAATTAGCGCAGACGCAGGCGGTACGTCACGGGACGGTTCGTACACTGTCAAGCGTGTTATCAGCCAGAAAGTTCTCGAAGTGGAAGAGGTTATCCCCGGACCAGGTAACCTTCTCGCCGCCCCTGTATGCCAGGTTGTTGTCCAATCTCCCAGTGGGACAATTCGATGCCAGGACACCGCGACCGGGTCGATGTACGACTGGTGCAACGCTCGGATGAATTCCGACTTCGCAACGGACTATATCGGTCCCCCTCCAGGAGCCTCAACGGAGAAGTGGCGCTTCGAGCGTGAGCTCAGCGACGTCGAGCTGGACAGCACCGATTTCAGTGTGAGCGGTAACTCCATCACCATCGACGCAGGTATCACCGTGGATGTAGGGACCCTCACGGGGCTCCCTATCACCTACGCGGAGATCTACGTGGAGTACATGGCGCAGCGTACGGATCTGCAAGAGATCAACACGCTGACTTCGACTGCTGAGATGACCACTACGCTGGGTAAGCTCGACGCACGTAACCCTCTGTACGTAGGTGCGTATGTGGCTGCCCTCAACACCACGACTCCGGTCAAGGTTTACGGCCTCGGCAACTTCGCCACGGAGGAACTGGCGTATCTCGACTTCATCGACCGTGTCAGCGCGGAACGTGATATCTACGCCATCGTCCCCTTGACCTACAACACCACGGTCTTGGCGACCCTGAAGTCGACGGTCGAGAACCTGTCCGACCCGAACTACGTGCTCACCAACGGAATCAAACAGAAGTTCCGCGTGATTCTGGGGGCGGTCGAACTCGAGACTCAGAAGATCGTCAAGGACGTGACGGGGGGAGCCTCGACTTTGCAAAAGTCGGGGACTGCTCCTGTCGTGCCGGTTAACGATGACTACCGCACTGTAGAAATCTCCGGGGCATCTCTGCCGACCCTCGGTAATGCCGGTGCGAAGTTGGTTCCTGGTGATAAGCTTTGGGTCAAGCTCTGGGACGGTGTCGCTAACCACGAAATGACCTGGGATGTGGCCCATTACAACGGAACAGTAGCTGGACCTGCTGAGTCTTTCGAGGTGGATCTGCGCACCGCTCAACCTGTGACGCAACAGGGTCTCCCCGTGTGGGGTGCGGGACCCAACACTTGGGACAACTGGTTGGCAGGCGGCTACGACATGGACAACACGGGTGTTCCTGGCCCCTACGTCCAGCAGATCGATATCCAGGACAGCACTGGTGCTTCCAAGATCGGTGGGGCAATCACGGTCGCTGCGGGAGCGGCGGACATCGTTGTCGAAGCCAAAAACTTGGACAACTACTATCTCATTCTCCAGTCCCCGGGCGCGACGTTCATCACCGATGGCGTTATCCCTGGAGACATCTTGGAGATGCCGGTGGACTGTGAATCCGATCCTGGGGACTGGGGAGATCTCGCCACGTCTCAGACTTGGGAGGTGAACGCCGTTCTCAGTCAGGAACGGATTGAAGTCCGAAACGAAGGTTCGAATACCTCGACGGTAGCCAATGAGCTTCCGCACCTGTTCAAGAGGACCCTCGTTAGTGGTCAGCTCGAGGACGTCACCAACGGAGAAATCTTCTTCCGGATCATGCGAGACATGGACAAGACTGAACAGGTCACGACCATGGTCTCTACGGCTTCGAGCTTCGCTAGTAAGCGCTTGCTTCTGGCCTACCCGGATGAAGTAGACGTCTCAGGTCTCGTGGACGGAAGCAAGCCGCGCTACGGTGCAAGCACTCCGGCAGAAGCGGATCCGCAGCCGGGTTACTACCTGGCTTGCGCCGTCGGTGGGCAGACTGCCGGTCAGCCTTCACAACAAGGCTTCACGAACCTGGGCATTGCTGGGATCACCAAGCTCTACAACTCGAGCGAGTACTTCAACGAGCAGCAGATCACCGACCTGTCCAACGGCGGAGTCTACGTATTCATCCAGGATAACCCGACGGCGCTTCCTTACAGCGTCCACGAGGTCACGACCGACACTACCGCGCTCGAAACGGGTGAGTACATGGTGGTGAAGAACTTCGACTTCATCTCCTGGACGTTCCTCGACACGCTCCTCCCCTTCTTGGGGATCTGGAACGTGACGCCCGAGGCTATCGAGTTCATCCGGCAGGCTATCCGGACGACCATCGATAACCTCAAGGCGCGCTATGTTACGCGTATTGGGCCGCCTCTCATTGACGCGGTCATCGATGGTGTGGAAGAATCAGACTTGAGCACGGACCGGATCGAGGCGTACGTCAGCGTCGATCTCCCGATGGTCCTCAATACGATTGGCCTGCACCTGGTGGCATGATGGAGAAGGTAAGTGAAGACATCATCGTCAAAACGGCACACCTGATGGGTGTAGCGCAGGCGATGTTTGACCGAGGGTATTCTCAGGAAGGGGTCAAGCTGGCATTTGTCCAAGCCGATCTTTTTCCTGAAGACGTGGCCGGGGTCTTTGTAAAAGCTGCTTCAGAGACTGACCTCACCAAGGAAGCCATCGCTCCCGCGATCATTGCAGGGATTGCTTCGGTGGGGGCTAAAGTCGCCCCATGGCTAGCTAGAGGAGCCAAGGCTATCGGGCGATTTGCCGGTAAAACCAAGGGCAAGTTAATGCGTGGTGGCAACTTCTCTCAGATGGCTGGAGGAGCTGTGGGCGCTGCGGGTCAAGGTGCGGGCAAGGTCATGAAGGGTATGCACAAGGCTACTCTCAAGGGCACTGCCGGTCTTCGACAGGCAGGACGTTCTTGGGAAGGCGCTCAAGGGATCGGTGGCAAAGCCAAGCTCCTCGGTTCCGGTGCTTACAACGCAGGTAAAGGTGCGCTCTTTTTCGGCGGAAAAGGTACAGGCGGTGCCATAGGTAGGGGGGTTGGCTACGCCGGTATGGGTGCCGGAGCTCTTGGAATGATGCGCGGAGGCGCACAGCCAGCTCAACAGATGCAGCAGATGTACCCGCAACAGCGGATGTACGGAGGATAATCATGCCAGGTAACGTACCACTGGGAATCACGAAGGGTATTGGGAACTGGTTTTCCCAACAGCACTCTGTTGAGCGCGTCACCGATAACGCAGCGTACACGTCGGCTCACCCCGATGATACGCTGGTACTGGCGGGTCCTCCACGGAAGCTGAGTGTGCAGGAACAGTCCACCTCCGGGTGGCAGAGCCTGCTGGCTATCGGGATGATGCAGACGTTCCAGATTACGTCTCAGAAGCCGACCCAGCCGCTGATGGCTATTGGTTCTGGCCGCACGTTCTACGTCAGCGGTAAGAGCCAGACCACGTGGCGCATTGGCCGCCTTTTCGCCAATGGCCGTAATCTCCTGCGGGCGCTCTACCACAACGCCGTCGCTGGGGGAGTGGAAGTCCAGAAACTGGATGACCCTGCAGCCGAGAACCAGTTTGATAACATGTTCACGAACCTGGACTCCGAACTCTACTACGTTCCATTCGGCCTCGGCGCGATCTTCAAGGACAAGGTGCACGACCTCATCGGCGGTTTCTACGCCGAGCTGGCCATGATCAACAGCTACACGGTCGGGTTCACTGCGGGTCAGAACATGGTCATGGAAGATGTGGGTGGCATGTGCGACAGGCTCCTGCCATTCCGTCCGACCTCGGTGGCGCAGATGCAAAACGTGCCGCGGTCTACTATCGATCAAGTCATCGGCTTCGTCCACAGCGATCCAGACACACTCGTCAAGAACACCGGACTGAATGACGACCAGCTGGACGCTAGTGACGAATATCCGTGATCCTGATATAGTCTCCGTACGATGCCACGGAGACCCCCCCATCTAGACTCCTCTGAAGAGACCAGGCGTACTGCGCTGGGCGAGCAGCCCATGCGAAATAACCTCTTCGGTCCAGGTTCGAAAGTCCTTGCAGAAGTTCAGAACTACGACGCCAAATCCGACACCTACCTCTTGGTAACTCGGGGACTGGGAGGCGTAGCGGGGCAAGCAGGAGGACGCAGTCTTCCAGGAGTCCCTCGGCGCGTAGAGGACCCCGGAACTATCGCGCCTCTAGAGACTGGAACCGTAGTGGTAGTGGACACCTCTCTCGGATTCCCCTACATCGATGGCGTCTTGAACATCAATGCGTCCAGTGAGAAACGAGAGCGTGCTCCTAAGCCTCCTTCCCTGGCAGGGTCCGAAGGCGAACTAGTCACCGAGGCCATGACAGGACAGGGCCTCCCCGGTTACTACAAAAACATCCAAACTCCTGATGACGTAGTTCCGGGGGACTTTGTGCGTATGTCTCCCGACGGTAACTACGTTGCTGTTTTACGGGGTAAAGAGACTCGAGTCTTCGGCAGTGAAAAAGCCCAGATACAAGTCATCGGGTACAACGATCTCATCCGGACCATCTGCGAGGACCTTGAGCATTACAACGGTTTTGGAACATTCAGAATCAGTAACGCGGAAGGTCGCGGGAACATCGAGATTCGTGGAGGCGCCGACCAACTGAACGAGACGGGGGGAGACGAAGAGCAGTGGACCTTCCGCTTAGACATCGGAGACTCCGGTGAGTTCTTCGATATGCGGATCACGACGCTAACCGGAAAGACTCTTTCGCAGCTCAAAATGACTCCTGACGGCCAAATAAAAATCATGGCAGTCAAAGGCATCGAGCTCGTCAATGCTGACGGCGCTCCTCGAAGCGAAGAGATCGGCGGAAACCATTACCGTAGGGTTCTTGGAAACACCGTAGATAAGGTCTCCGGGTCTTCGAATACTACTATCCAAGGTGAGAAAGTTACCAACACCTCTGAGAGTGACAAGAAGGTTATCGGAAACGATCAAGTCCGGACCATAAACCGCAACAAGGTCACACAAGTTGGAGGAAACTTCCAGGAGACTATCACCGGGGGTGACCCTCTCACGGCAGCCCCCACGAATGTCGCTGTGGATCGTCAAATCCTGAACGGAAGTTACTACCTGGAGCTGGGCAATCCCACAGCAGGTGCTAGCCCTGCGGCGATGGCAGGATATAACGTTTTCGTGAACAACGGGACAATCACATTCGGAGAGAATCCTCTCGGAATCCCCGCCACGAAAGCTCACGTTAATCTCAATACGACACAGCCCAGTTCTGTGGCTCTTGGAGGAACCGTAGGCCCTGGCCCCTCTATCGCCACTATGCACGCCATGCTCTTTGAGCCGTTCTCGTCCATGATGTCTACACTTATTGGTCTCCTGGACACGCACACTCATTCCACCGCCTGGGGCCCCTCCAGCCCCGCCATGGCTCCCCAACCTGGAGGATTCGCGAGCGCCATCTCGTCCATGGTGCCTAACATTTCGAGTATCCGAGTTCTCATTGGAGCGTAGGAATCTTCGTCTTGTATAAGACCAACAGACGCCCTATACTTGGTTCAACGAAATTGAAGGAGAGTTTCTACTCCCTACAACGGAGGGTTTGAAAGATGCCCAAACTAATCGCTACGGCCCTGGTCAATGACGTGACGCTTCAGGATCCGTTCCCCACGGATGACAAGCTCGTCATCCTTCTTCCCGCTACGACTCCGACCACCGATGTCGAAACGGATGTCACGCGTGGTCAGCTCGAGCGCCTCCGTGAACAGATGGTGGGTCTCGAAGCTTCGGGGCTCCTCCGCTGGAGCGTGGAGTCTTCTGACGGAGACGAGCGTGTCGACGAATTCGGGTACGAAGGCGTTCCGATGCTGAGCTTCATCGATACCGCTACGAGCCCGTTGTCTGTCGGTGGTGGTGTCGCCAACGGGATCATCACGGGAGTCAACCTCCTGGGCGGCCAAGTGAAGGACCATGTCACTCTTGGTGACGCGGCAGATCCTAATAATTTCCTGCGCATTGACCTACTTACCGCAGACCCCACTCTCAGTGGTGACGCTAATACGGGTGGTTACATGACGGTGTCTCTGGCTGACGCCGGTGTCGGTAATCCTCAGGCGATCACGTTCACGGCAGCCACGGGTGCCAATCCTTACGCGGCGGGTTTCGTTCCCGCTAACGTTGCTCTCGTGAGCGACTTCGCGAACGCTGCGCATACCTGGGCGACGCTGGGTGCTATCGCCAATCTCGATGCGGGTTTCGCAGCGGTTGCCCGCGCTGTGTGGGATGTCGGTAGTGATCAGATCGTAGCTGCGCATGCCTCGGAGCGTTCCTCGGGCCTCTTGAACGGTGCGGGCCACAGCCTGACTGTCGGCGGCGCTGCTGCGACCATCAACTTCATCGACGACACCACGGTGGACTACTCCATCGCGGCCCCCATCGTCGGCGCGGCTGGTGATTTCGCGCAAATTGATCTGCGGACCAACAACAAGCTGGCTCAGATCAGCGCCATCCTCGCTGCCTAGAACCAAAAAAAGAGGCACGGGATTTCTCCTGTGCCTCTTCTACCTTACTCAGCCGCCAGTGCCTCTTGTTCCAGGGGATTCATGTCTATGTCCCCCGTGAGGATCAACGCCTTGAGCTGTCCGTAACGGTACTTCAAAAAGAACTTTCGGAACCCTCCTGCTTTCTGGATTTGCTCGCAGTGCTTCAGCTCGTGCCGGATGTTCTCTGGGGTCATATCTTCTTCTGACCGGAACATAGCCACAGGCCCCAAAGCGAATGCTACTTTACCAGAATGTCGGCTGTCCCAGACCCTCTGGTCTTTGTAGAAGTAAAGCTCTACGTCTTGGTCTGTAAGGACGTAGTGCCCTCTAACCTGAGCCCACAGACGCGTGACGTCTGTCCACCAATCTCCCATGAAACGCTCCCTTTCATGGAAGGACCCCTCTCGATCTGTATTCCTCGTAGAATTCGTCGAGTTTTGCGTACGCCATTTCCATACCTACTTCGAGCTCGTCCTCGGGGTAAGCGTATTGAATGGGTGGCGCGATCTTCTCCAGCTCGGTTATCCATTGAATCTTCTTGGTGCGTCTCTGTATATTGACACGTCGAATAAGCAACGCCGAATCTTCGAGCTCTTTATACTCGAGGTCCTTGAGAGGGACGGTCTTACCGGCTGCGTTCATCCACATGTCGAAATCTTCTACCCATTTCCATTTTTTGACGACTCTGGCTTTGTCTAGTATCTCTTGCTCTTCTTCAGACCGATGTTTGATTTGCTCTCCAGGGGCCCGGTAGAACAGCTCGCAAAGGCTTAACGGTTTGAGTACCTTCTCGCCCTTCACCTGGACCTGGACCCTAACCTCTCGTGGCTCTTTTCCACTTTCTAGATCTCTCTTGGCTGTGTGAGCTTGGGAGATATGCTTCTGACAGGCAGGAATGTAGATCCTACTCCCATCTTTTCGCATCGCCACTAACTCCACACAGCAGTCTTTCGAACAACCCGTAACAGCACACCCAATGTAATTAGATTGCCGCGCTCTTAAGTACTTACCCATACGGAACCTCCTACCAAAAAAGACACGGAGGGGATTCCGTGTCTTGTAGTATCCGGTGGGATCGTCGCCGGGGAGGTGTCGCTAGTTCTCGCTGCTCTGCTCGCTCTCGCGCTTCTTGCGGGAGTGGCGCTTGGCGACGGCGCTGGCGACGGCTTCGCCACCGCGCAGGACGGCGTAGGTTCCGAGCGGGATCAGGATCGCCTTGAAGAACGACTTCATCTCTCTCCTCCTTAGTTGTTCGACCGGTCTATCGGCCTGTTCTGAGTACACTAACTTGTACCGTTTTCCCCCTCACTTTTTGACTCTTTATCTTCTTCCTTGGCCTTCTCTTTCCGCTTTTCGGCCCGCTCGTCCATGTACTCGGAGGCTCGGTTGGCGATCTCCTTACCGAGTACCGCAAGGAGTGCCACCCCCACCTCTACTAAGACGAGCTTCCACGTACCGCCTCCTCGTTTACCCATTGTTGCAGGCTCCTTTCTCTGTTATCGTTTTCTCTATGACTTGGCGTCAGCGACCGGAGTCGTCTGAACTCGAAAAATTGGGTAAGCTTACTGTGCGTCTAATCCGCGTGATGACGTACGAGAAGCTAGCTCGGGCGCAGGCTCAATTTCGTGCCCATGGAGTGAAGACGAACTTCCTCTCCGAGTTTCGAAAACACGCCGCCGCGGATTTGGACATGCTGAGGGAACATGAGCCTGGATCTTCAGAGCGGTCAGAGAGCAGCGGACGAAAAAGCCGTCCGGGACGCTAGTCTCTACGCTACAGCACGTCAGCAGTTTGGAGGTGCCGTCGGTGCCATGCGTGGGGATGCTCCAGTTGGTCTACTTTTGGGGCACGTTTTACGTGTGGACCCTTCCCTCTCGTTGTCCCCTCCAGTCCAAAAAGATCGGCGTGTGGGTTTCATGAAAGCCTCAGTAAACGAGGCGCGCACCGTGAACATCCGAACTGAACAGCTGCAGGAAATGGAGACGTGTGCGTTCGTATATGGTCGTGAAATCAACCGGGCAGCTTTAAGTGTTTATACCACGTACACCTCGCTGTTTACGGAAGCCGACGAGAACTTTTGGAAATGCGCGTACCTCTACACCACCTTGGGTTCGGCTCTCTTTACAGAGCTCTGGAACGCCGCGTCTCCAGGGGTAGTCTCGACGGTTAAACCGATTCAGGTTCCTGCAGGTCGTGGCAGGTTCAACTGGGAGATTGAGAGCACCACGTCCTCAGACTCCACGAACAAGGCGTATGACGACCTGCTTTACGTCGTAAATAACCTCACGTCTGCTCCTCCGGGTTGGAGACTCGAACCGTTCAAGCGGCTTGTCCTCCTGGACTGTGAGTACGTGTACGCGCTCTGGCGTAGGTACGGAGCAAGCCGGTTGGAGGGTTTCGGGACTCTTCCAGTGCTCCAGAATTCCCAGATGCGCACTATTATGAATCGGGTGAAGTAGATGGGTTGGCAGAAATGGGAACTCGATCTTCCGGATCTCGGGGCCGTAGCTGACTTATCGGAGATCATCGACAAGATTCGTGAGTTCTTAGAGATCATCGTTGGGATTCTCGAGAGCATCCTCAACTTCATTACTGCGTTCACCGACCCCTTAGCCGCAGCCATCAAAGCCATTATCGATAAGATCAAGGAAGTCGTGGAGGGGTTCCTCGAAGATGTTGGGGTCTACATCTTGGGAGTCCCTATCCGGAAACGATTCGCTACCAACTTCTTGAACTTGGGGGACATCACTCCAGATTGGGCAGGCAGCCTTGGCATCTTCGGAGAAGGTGTCGCGGATACCGACCAGCCTGGAAATCTCGGACAGATCCTTCCTCCTTGGAAAGACGACAACCTCAACGACTTCTTGGTCGAAGCCAACCGCTACAACGGAGGCAACTACGGGTTCTTCAAGACTGTCATCGAATCCCTTAGAGACGAGGGCGATACTAACCGCCCGCAGTTCTATGATGAGGACGATTACGTTGGCGGTGTGGTCTTGGTCATGGGCGTCGGAGGATTCGATGCTTTAGGTTTCTTGGATGACATCTGGAAACTCTTCGGACTCTTCGACTTTGATCTGGACGGTGTCCCCAAAGCTCCCCGGCCTCAGAACTTACAGGGTCGGGCCATGACCCCCATCGTAAAGTCCGCAGTAAACGACACGGGAGGAAAGTTCAGCACCTTCCTTGAGTGGGACCCCGTCGAAGTTCCTATCACCAAGTTGACTGACCTCGGAGGAATCATCCTCTTCCCGGAGCGGTACGCTATCATTCGCTCCAAGAACAATGTCAACGCACTCAGTGCTAACAGTGTTGTTGACTTGATGGGTACTCGGACGTTGTCTAATGGCTCTACCTTTGGACCCAGTGAGGTAGTCTTTGAAGGCCCGTACGACCCTACAGACGTTACCTACATCGATGAGAACATCGAATCCGAACCCGACGACTCGTTCTACTACACTATCGCGTGGAAACTCCGGGCGTACGGTGCTGACGAAGATCGCACCACGTCCGACGGTACCGCTTACGAGTACTGGTACACCTCTAATGTTGTTCGTGTTGTCCCCTACCCTACTGTTCCTGGGAGTACCCCTCCCGACTGGAGACGCACTCCCTCTGTCTCTTCCTTGTTTCCGGAGTTTGCCTACCTCTTGCGCTTGTTGGTAGCGGAGCTCGAGAAGATGGCAGGTAAGCTCGTCGGGGCTCTGGACTTCATCACTGAGTACGTCGAGTTCTTGAAGTCAGAGATCCAGCGATATGAAGAGCTCGTCAACAAGATCTTGGATGCCTTAGAGCAGCTCACCTTCAAGTTCCAACTTCCGACTGCGGGGGTCTATTACCGTACCTTTGAGGGGGAAGGTGGCAACACGTTCTTCATACAGGATTTAGCGCTGTCTCTTCGTTCCAGCTACGCGTCTTCTCCTCCATTCCATAAGGGGGATGAGTACGTTACGGGTGTCATTTTGATGGCAGGGGGACCGTCCCCCAGCGCAGCAGCTGACGTGGGGGCTCAGAGCGGTAAGCAGATAGTCGAAAGTTTCATGCGACTCATCGGCTGGATCTTCGGAGGGAGCTCTAGCGGACTTACCCCTGTTCTCGAGGGTCTCGATAGCGCTGTGGAGGACCTGGAGAACCAATACTTTAATGACGATATGAGCGTTGGTGTTGCGCCGGTGGAGTCTGAGGTTCAACTCAATCTTTGTGAAGAGATTTCTCCGGCTCCTTCAGTGGAGTTCGATGCTAACATGTCTATTGTATCCGAGACGACGGAGTCCTAAATGCCCATGTTCGATTACATTTGTGAACGCTGCAAACTCGAAACCGAAGAAGTGGTCAGCGACGCCAAAGAAGAGGTGCCTTGTCCGGACTGCGGGAACATCCTATCTCGAGTATGGCGCAGCGGTCCTGTCACTATGAATACCGTCATTCCTTCGTATCCAGGCTGCAAAGGGAACAAGGCCGGGTACGTCCATACGCACAGTCCAAAGCGTCCCGCAACCAAGATCCAGTCCGGTTACGGAGGGGCTCAAGGACCTAGAAGCTAAAAGAGGGACCCCGAGGTCCCTCTACGTGGGATAGCCACTAGTTTCCAAAGCCAATGGGTCCCCCTTCTTTTACCAAGGATTTTGCCGTATAATTCGTGGTGTCATGAGTGAAGGACTACTGAAACACGCAGGTGGTATCTGGTTCCGGCCTTCTGGAATCCCGTTCACCTTTGCGGGTACTCCGAATTACCAGGAGAGGCTCACCGGAATGTCCGAGTGGGCTCCCCGTTCCATGGTCGAGCGCATGGCTCGGGGACTCCACGAGGGGCAAACTGTAGACGACCTCGCTAAGTCCGAGAGGTCTCGTGGGTTATTGCGCCCAGCTGCGGGAGGCGCCCTCGCTGGAGGTATCGGAGGAGGTGTCCTGGCTCGTGGTCTCGGCGGGAAGGCTACTACGGCCCCCTTCAAAGAGATGCTGGAACAGGGGCTGTTGAAGAACCGAAGTCTCAAAGGTCTCAAGAACCTTCCGCTCTCAGTGAAACTCCTCCCACTGCTCGGTGCCGGGGCTGGGTTACTGACTGGGAGCGCTCTCTGGGGCGCCAAAGGAGACCAACGAGAGCGCCAGGCACGCCAGGTATCGCGGGGGCTGCTTGCTGAGCGCGTTTTACAGAGAAATGCACTAAAAGAGGCCCTGAAAAGCGAGCAGCCGTACAACCGGCCCCTCCTCCAGGGAGTACCTCTCACGAGCGCCTCGGCACAGACTCCCTACGCGGTGACACTGAGTAACACGGGGATGTAGGATAAATGCGTACACTCGAGAAACTAGCGTTGGGCGGCCATGACGAGCTGTACGAGCGCCTGCTGCAGCGAGAGAAAGAGTTGGCTCAAGCTCGAGGCATCTCGGACTTCACTCCTGGCATGCGGATGTCAGGAAGTACCCCCGGACCCCACCCTGCGATGGAGAAAGAAGTCATCAAGGGTACGGGTCCGAGTACGGCGCAGAAGGTCAAGCACCACACGGTAGGCAAGGTTCGTCGTCTTTGGTCCCAACCAGGCAAGTATCGCTGGCTGCGACGTGCGGGCCTTCTTGGAGGCGCTGTGGGTGCAGGACTCCTAGGGAAAGCGTGGATCGATTCTGCGAAGAACGACAAGGCGCTGAAAGAGCAAGCAGCTCAGCTCGAAGCGTACAAGTTTGGAGCAAACTTCGACTATACCCCAAACGCACCCGTGACGCCGAAACCCGCCAAGTTTCCGAAGATGCCCGCCCCCATGAGCACCAGCGGGGGGATGCCTGACGTGCCCAAGCCTCCGAAGAACAGCGCCAAGACTCAAGCGTATACGGGAGAATCTGCCGAGATGAAAGTCGCTACCCTTCTGCATAAAGTCGCGTTTCTCGAGAGTGGTGCGATGCCCTGGGTCGCCGGTGCCGCGGGGGGCCTCGGTGGATATTACGCAGGTAAGAAAGTCATCGACCCTATTCTAGATATTGGCCAAGAGAGTCTGCGACGTAAGATCCACATCGCTGAGAGGATCATTGAGGGTCTTGAGAAGGGCAAGAAAGTGGCCCCGTTCGCCGGAGCAACCGTGGGTGCGATCCTTCTCGCTGCTATCGCCGCCAAGAAGGCGAAGCAGAAGGAGCGTGAAACCATGGAGCGTGTTGAGGCCATGGGCGGCCCTGAGCGTGAAGGCTTCAGTCCCCATGACCGACGTTACGTCAATGATCCGTATGCGGGCTTCTATTATGGGTGAACCCACCATCTACCGTCGACCGACGGTTAACCTTCCTGCGAAGCCTCCCAAGAAGAGAGACCTCGAAAAGTGGCGCCGTCACCGTGCGCGCAAGGGCAAGCCTGTCACAGATCCCCTCCCCCGCAAGAATTGAAAAGCCTCACATTACCTGGTAAAAGAAGCTGATGCCCTGACCTACAGGACGCTGCTCGTAGGTCATCGCAGCTGTCAGTGGGTTCGTGTTAGCGGGTCGCTGACGTCCAGGTCGAATACCCAAATGCCGGTCGGGCATGCTACTGTAAGGCCGGATAAGGGGAGGTCCTGGTTAGAGCGGACAGCCCGGAAAGACGGGCATTGATGCGGGGTAGACGAGTGGTTTCAGTCGCGGGACTCATAATCCCGTCACGCCGGTTCGAATCCGGTCCCCGCTATCACGTCTCCGAGGTATTGGAGTGGAGGCATGGATGAAACTCCAGATTCCTAGGTCCTCTGGAGGAGTAAGGTAGGAGGCGTACTCTTTGAAAAATTGGTCTTTCCTAGTAGCTCCTTGTAGGGCTCCTCAGCAACCAAGGAAACGGGAAGCGCCTTGGTGATGGAAGTTGTGAGTCCGTAAACTCGGACCGACTCCCGCTGCCTCGAGGAGCTACTAGGAAAGACCAATAAACCCGCGCTCGAGTCCGGACCTTGAGGGAGTCGGGGGGCTCATAACCCTCGGATAACCTTCTCGGACTGATGGCAAGAGCACGCACCCCTGGTAGGGACCAACAGATTGGAGGACACCATGGCAACTTAGATCCTTCTCATGGGGCCGACACGGTTTCGACGTGTGCGATGGAAGTGTACTGTGCGTGTTCCGCCTTGTGTGTTCGGCGGGTTAAAAAGGACACTCAACTCGAACTGCCGACAACGTAGTTCCCTTCCCGACCCCCATGGCGAGTCCGCTCGCCGTGGCCGCTTAAACGGCGCGGGCGTGCCCTGAGTGAGGAGCTCGAGTAACCCAGGGGGCGTAATTACACGGGCAAACCCAGGCTGAGTTCTGCGCGATGACGCCGGGTAAACGAAAGCGCAGTAAGACCGTGATGACTCGTCTCTCGGAAGTCACCGTCTGAAACGAAAAGGGAGACCACACACGTGAAGATCAGTACATGACCCGTAGGCGGACCCGGGTTCGACTCCCGGCGGCTCCACCACACAGTTGGCAGCTGTGAAAAAGCGATGGGCTTCTTTGTCGCTATACAAAATAAGGTACAATACCGGGACAAGTTGCGTTGAGTCCGAGAAGCAAAAGACGCATGCGCCTGGGGAGGGCGCAG